TTGATGGCGCCGATAAGACGTGAATTTAGGCGGCAAGCCGAGATCGGAGGGAAACAAGGATGTAAAGATTGCGCTCATTTAATTGTTGACCTTGACTCCGACCCCGACTGTGACCGCGACCCCGACCGCGACCGTGACCACGACCCCGACCGCGACCGCGGCCACGGCCACAACCACGACCACGACCGCGACCGCGACCGCGACCACGACCGCACCCACGACCACGACCGCACCCACGACCCTGACCGCGACCCCGACCAACTCGACTGTTCGTACACGATTAGTAAGACAACGGCCATGACCTCACCAATTCGACCGTGACCCCGACCACGACCCCGACCGCGACCGAGACCCCGACCGCGACAGCGAACACGACCCCGACCACGACCCAGACCGCGGCCCCGACCCCACCCACGACCACGACCATAACCCCGGTCCCGACCGCGAACACGACCCCGGCCAAGGCCGCAACCGCGACCACGACCACAACCACGACCACGACCGCGTCCCCAACCGCGATCGCGACCAACTCGACTGTTCGTATAGGGCTAGTAATACGGCGTTCATCTCAGTTTCCGAGCGACCCCGACCGCGACCGTGACCACGACCCCGACCGCGACCACGGCCACGGCCACAACCGTGACCGCGACCCAGACCACGGCCACGGCCGCGGCCCCGACCGCGAACGCCACCGAGACCCTGACCGCGACCCCGACCAACTCGACTGTTCGTACACGATTAGTAAGACAACGGCCATGACCTCACCAATTCGACCGTGACCCCGACCACGACCCCGACCGCGACCTTACTAATTTGACCGCGACCCCGACCACGACCCCGACCGCGACCGCGACCCCGACCGCGACCCCGACCGTGACCACGACCCCGACCGCGACCACGACCACGACCGTGACCACAACCATGACCACGACCACGACCTCGACCGCGACCCCGCCCGCGACCGCGACCGCGACCCCGCCCGCGACCCCGACCCCGCCCCCGACCCCGACCTCGACCCCGACCAACTCGACTGTTCGTATATGCTTAGTAAGACAGTGGCCATGACCTCACCAATTCGACCGTGACCCCGACTGTGACCGCGACCCCAACCCCGACCGCGACCCAGACCGCGACCCCAACCCCGACCGCGACCCAGACCGCGACCCCGACCACACCCACCACCCCGACCGCGACCACGACCGCGACCACGACCGCTAACCCAACCGCGATCGCGACCAACTCGACTGTTCGTATACAGTCAGTAAGACGGCAGCGTTCATTTTAATTTTCGCGGCGCCGTGGGAATCTGTACTGCGTCAATAACACTTCCGCGGCCAATAGCCACCCGCGTCCCGTCCGGGAACGGTTCGACTTCGAGAAAGTCAGAGGAGTGCAGAGCGGCGCTAAATCTGCCAGTGTCGGCAATCCAAGCGGCATCGGATAAGACTATTTCGTGTTCGTCTATCGAGACGAGGATACCCGTGTCGATCATTGTTACAGTCCGGATCAGATAGGATTTGCCCACGATCCAAAAGCTTGTTTTTACGTTTTCGTTTGCCATTTTTGTTTTCCTTTGCTTAACTTCGAACCCGACCCTGACCACGACCACGACCGTGACTCCGACCCCGACCACGACCACGACCACGACTGCGACCGCGACCCTGACCCCGATCCCGACCGCGACCACAACCAAGACAACGACCGAGACCCCGGCCACGACCACGACCCCGACCGCGACCCCGACCGCGACCACGACCACGACCATTGATATCCTGCTTGAACTATTGCCGCAATCACGTGTTCAACAATACCTGTTAAATCTATATTTGTCAAGTCTCTATTTTAGATCCCTGCCATCCAAAATCCAACAGGCCTTTCCCTTTCTCACTGAGTGTCCAGGTCTGACCGCCCGTCTGACCATCAGACTGACCATCAGACTGACCGTTAGGCCGTGTAGGCGCTACAAGGTCGTGGATACGCAAATCCTCTATCGTTCTTTTGGCCGCGGGCAATGCTATCTGTATCTTGTCGGCGACTTCCTGCAATGTCTGTCTGTCTTCCTGTAACAGTTTTAGAATGTGCGCTCTGACAGCGGGTATAGAATCTATAGCGGTGTGACACAACACCTTCCAGATTTCCTCTTGCGTACATCCGATGTGTTCCATGCCGCGAAGCAATTGAGCCAGCGAGTTAGCTATTCTCGGCCCCAGCGCGGCCCTTGATATCCCCGCTACCTCCTGTCTCCAGCGATCCCGGTAAACGGCTGACCTGGCTCTCGCGCAAAACTGCGCGAGCGCCGATACCCGCCGTTTCTCATCTTCTTCAAGCGTCCGCGGGGGCGCCAGATGCTCCCAATCCAACCCGATCTCTTCTTGCCAGGTCTTGAATAGCCCTTGGATCTTTTGAGTCTTATAACTGCTGTCGGGATTATCCAAGGCGCTCGATATCTCGTGATACCCGGTCGAGACAGGATAGCGATAATAGAGACACCTGTCTCCCATTTCTGAATTAGCCTGGTGGTTATCCGGGTGGTCTATAGCGTCTGTCGAAGCCGCTATCCAGCCTAACTTGCCATCGAAAGTGATAGACCGTCCGCCGTCGGCTCCAATTGATCTTTTGTAATGCTGGTCATGGAGCATTCCGATCGCTCCGAGGGTCGATCTCATCTCCCTCATATCCGAGGCCAGGACTGTCCTGGCAAAGTCCAGCATGACCAGGACGCCTCTCTGCTTGTCTATCGTGTTGAGCAGTCCACCTGTAGAATCCTGGGTTCGTTGGGAGGCCGGCGTTCCCGATAGCAACGCGCCTTTGCCCGAGATATCCCCGCACTCGACGCAGCCGTCTATTCCCAATAACGGTTTTAATAGTTCCGTCTTACCCGATTCCGGCGGTCCGATCAGCATGAGCCATACCGGATAACCACGGAGACTATTTGCTATTACAGTCCCACATACCGCATATAACGGACTTGGATCTGGAAAGTATAAGTAGGACTGGATGGCGCAGGCTAGTCTATGGATCGGTGTTTTAGGGTCCGCCAGAGGAGACCGTGTGGAAGATACCAGGAACGGTCTCAATTTAGAATAAGACGAAGAATCAGAATCAGTTAGTGGCGCCGCGGCGATAGGCACGTTGTAAAATGTATCACTTTGAGCCATACAACGTACAGATAAATTCTTATACGGCGCGCCAGTCACATAAAAAACACTTATTCTTCCTAACCTTCCCGCTCGTACCTGAACCTGACATCGGAAGCGATAGCCTCCCACCGCCACACGATATGTTCATCATCGACTTGGCCTGTCCACCAGGAAGTCCGCAGCGCATCCGCAAACTCCCTCATCAGTTTCGGATATCCATCTCCACTTAGTAATTCCAAAAGGCGAAGGAGATCCGGAACGCCTCTGGATTGCGATTGCGGCGCCGTCGATTTGAGAGCCGCGGCTTCCCTGGCCGCTTTTTCAACATGCCTGCGTCCAACAGACGCGGACGGTCTGGCTGTCTCTTTAGCTGTCGTTTTAGCCGCTTTTTTGGCCGCTACTCTCTCTTTCGATTTCTGCTTCTGTTCTTTCATCCATTCCGGTGTTTTGATGTCTTTGTCACGCTTCCCGTCACTCCTCACCCGTTTCTCTTTGCCTGTTTGCCGCGTCTCAGACTCTCCAGGATCGATTTGTTGAGGGGTAGAGGTATCCGACTGGCTCTCTTCGTATTCCGATGCTTCCTGGGGCGATTCTGACGATTCTTCGGGCACTTCAGAAAATTCCTCGGTTTCCCCGGTTTCTTCAGTGGCCAATTCCTCCGCTCTGGCTATCACCTGATCGGCTTTTACTGGTTCTACGTGCGTAAGAGTATAGAAAGCCGCTTCGCTACCCCATCGCCTACTTCCCACCTTGGACAACAGGTCTTCATAGGCGGACTTGGTCATGCCTTCCGGTCTGGTAAGCAACTTGTCGTGTTGACTAACCTGCGCTCTAGACACCCCAAGGTACTCCGCGACTTCCTTTGTGCCATGCCATCCGTGTACTTTTCTGACTTGCTTACACAGATAGGCGAATTGCAAAGGGGTCAGAGGGGCGTGTTTGTTGGCGTGGATGCCAGCTTTCAAAGGGTCGTCTAGACCGGACGCGACCACACAGGCTAATGGGAATTCCATGCTGTCTTCGCGTTCGATCAGGAGCGCGGCGTCACGCCGGCGCCTACCGTCGATCAAAGCGTAGTCCCAGGAGCCGTTACCGCCGCTGCCGCTATACTCAGTGACTAGTACAGGAGTCAACTGGCCATTCTCCCTCATAGACTGGGCTAGTGAAGAGAGTCTGGATTGCTCTTGCGGTGGAGTTGGTCCTGGCCTGGCGTGGTTGAGTTTTTCAATCTTCAGACGGGCTGGACGAACGAAAACGATCCGGTCTGTAAGCGGAGAGTGAAGTAGAAGCAGATCGCTTTCACTTTCGCTCCCGGTTTCGACGTTGGTTTCTACTCTTGCCATTTTTAACTCATTCGGATGCTTTTGACTCTTTTGACGCTTTTGACTCTTTTGACTCTTTTGAGTGCCTCGGTTTTTTGGCTGTGGTATAACGCGGCCACCTGGTCTACCGTCCATCCCATCACCGCGGCCAACCGTTCCGCTACTTGCATCGACGGGCGGACTTTGCCGTTCATAATCCTGCCAGCGTAGGTCGGATCTATGCCGACCGCCTGGCCTAGCAACTGAAAACTGATATCGGGGTATAGGACCGGTTTCTTTCCAGATGTGCCGGCGCCGCGATTGGGAAAAAGCGGCGACCGGGGGATTTTTGACGCTGGCGGGATTTCCGGCGGTGGTCCCGGTGGTAGATTTTCCGGCATTAGCACACCAGCGTAACAATAGATGCCGGTGAAGTCAATAATCAATAATTTTCTGATTTGGCGTTTTCTGACTTCCGACTTCCGACTTCCGACTTCTGACTTCCGACTTCTGACTTCCGACTTCTGACTTCCGTTGGCATGTAGCGCCTACACGGATAAATCGGATATTTTATATATAGCGTGACGCCCCATATAGCGAACATACACGCGCGCGCGTAGTCCATATGGACCTGTAGGACCATATGATCCACAGTCCACAGTCCACAGTCCACAGTCCACAGTCCACAGTCCATATGGTCTTAGACCTCTTATCTTATAAAGCTTTTTTGTGTTCTATATAAGGGGCGTCACGTGATATAAAATTAATTGTGCGGCTGTTTTAGGAGTTGATTTGTGCTAACTAAGTCTAATGTTTTCAAAGACAAACAGATAGTCAAAGGCACTCTTTTAAGAATTTCCAGGTCAGTAGACCCTGATTCCTGGCGGGAAGGAGCTGTGTGCCTCTGTGAGTGTGGCCAAGAGATAGAAGTGAACTACCGGCAGCTTTACTACGCTTCCGTTTACTCCTGCGGCTGCCGGAGACGGCCACAAAAGAATGGAGGAATCGAGTACGCTGGTCTGAAAGTTTGGAATAGTGCCGGCAACCGGGGCATCGAAGGCGCCGCGATTGGACAAAAACCAGGCCGCGGATTGGAAGTGATTGGGCGCGACTATGAGACTGATTTGTGGCAGGCAGCCTGTTCGTGCTGTGCTGGGATTTTCGTTGTGCCACGCGGATATGCGCGCAATTTCGCCCGTACCTTGAAAGATATGGCGGGCGAGACCTGTCCAAACTGGAAGCGTTTTTATCCCTACGGCGGCGAGTTTGATTGGAGAATGGAACAGTACACGCGCCAGTTTGGATTCCACTACGTCTCTTTACGCGGTATTGTGCCGTATCTGCCGGGAATGCCTGGAATGTCCAGCCGTGACAGGGCCGCGGAGGCGTTAGCTACCTTTTACGAGCCGCGGAATGTCAAAAGAGTAGACGGCAAAATCCGTGGATTCTTTGGAGAGCCTACAAAACCAATCCCGCCGGAATACCGGCTGAAAAACATGTTGAGCCAGACAGCGGTAGACCAGCGGGAATGGGATAAAGACCTGGACGAATTCACCGAGATGATGCGGATGCAGTAGCCGTCCGATCTGCGGAATTCTACGGCGTGCCAGATAGGCTTAAGCCCGCTAGGTTAATCATTTTGCACCTTGCAAAATTGACGCCAGCGTGATTAGCGCGACCAGCGTGATCCATTCCGTCACAGTTTCATGGCGTTGTTCTTCCCCCTCCACCCAGTTTCCTCCGCATTCTGGACAGTTCCAGACTTGGCCTCCACTCCAGCCAGACGGGTACGGCATTGGCTTGCCGCAGGGGTGTCTGGTTAGTATTTGCATTTCTGCCGTCTCGGGCGCGTTTGTTGTGTTCATTGTGTTCATTGTGTTCATTGTGTTCACCTCGGTTGTTCTAACCTACAGTCACAATAATAGCCTGAAATGCATTGTTCGTACAAAAAATGAAAAACCACATTGCCAATGTTTTCAACAATTTTATAAAGTTTTCCACAGATATTTTATGTTGCCTTTTGTAACAGAGGATAGGACCGTGGCATTATTTGATTTACCAGATACGAAAGGGCTGGTAGAAAAATGGCACACAACATCAACACTTATATCGGACGGCAGGCGGCTTGGCATTCACTCGGACAGGTCACTGGCCGCTATATGACCTGGCAGGAAATCTTGGCCGCCGGAGGCCTGGACTTCGACGTGTTCAAGTCACAGCTCAAAGACAGTCTGAATCGGCCAGTTGAAGCTTGGGGAGTGTTCCGCTGGAACCATCAGGACAAAATTATGAAGAATGCCGGCGCCGCGGAATTCCTTGGCACAGTTGGCAAAGACTACCGTATTATCAATCACGCATCCGGATTTGAATTGATCGATAAGCTGATGACAGCCACGGATGGCGCCCACTACGAAACCGCGGGAGCACTTGGGAAAGGCGAAGTCGTATGGGGTTTGGCGGACCTGGGACTGCGGATTCACGTCGGCGAAGACGAAAGCAAACCGTATCTACTGTTCGCCACGGGGCATGACGGATCTATGAGCTATCAGCTCCGGACTTGTATCGAAAGAGTTGTTTGCCAAAACACTTTGAATGTCGCGCTCAGCGAGAACGCTTCCGCGCAATTCAAAATTCGGCATACGGTTAACGCCGGCGCCAAAATCGCCGACGCCCAACAGGCTTTGCAAGCTTTTCGAAAAGACACAGAGACAGTCGAGCAAAAGCTGAACTTTCTGGCTAGCCGGCGGATGACTCACGACAGCTACGCGGCTATCCTCGATCGATTGTTTCCCATTCGCAAGCAAGCCAAAGATGAATCGAAAGAAGTCCATTCGGCCAGGCGAGATAACATACTTGCCGCGATCTCGGCGCTTTATGAATCGAATGACAACAGCGCGTTCCCGGTCCAAGCCGGCACGCCATTGTGCCTGCTAAACGCGATTACAAACTACACTGACCACGCCAGGACTACGAAAGGCGATGGCCGGGCGGAATCAGCGCTGTTTGGAAGCGGCGACAGGCTGAAAACTTCGGCTCTGGAATTGATCCTGGAGGAATCGGAAAAACTGCCAGTTAGTACAAGCTATCTCCGATCCCAGCCAGGGATTCAGGTAGATGACTTTGCCGAGATTGGCCTGAATGTGCCAGAAATGGCCTCCCGGAACTAACAGAAGTCAGAAGTCTGAAGTTCGTAGCGATGTAGACCCTACACGGCGCGATTGGAAGCGGCGTGTAGGGTCTTTTTCATTGTAAAAACAGAAACACCCCGAGAGCCGTCAGGCTCCTCGGGGTGCATGGGAAAAGGGTCCTGGACTTCTGGACTTCTGACTTCTGGACTTCTGACTTCTGGACTTCTGACTTCTGGACTTCTGGACGCGGGTCTCCTTGGCCTGGGCGTCACTGACTCGCGCCTCGATTGCCGCGGAGCCCCGCGCGTTCCTTTTAGCGTCCAGCCAACTCTTTTATCCGCAACTGCGCGGCTGCGGCGTAGTAGATCGCGGCCACCGTCCGGCGGTAAGCATAGACAACTTCCAGCCATTCGCTGTCAATTTCTTCGTATTCGACCACGCGAGGATCGTGGTCCAAAAGCTGTTGGACGGCTTGAGTGTAGGGAACGATTATGGTGTCGAGCGCGTGACCGCACGTTTTATCGCAGCTTCCGTCGTGTTGCATTGTTTTTTCTCCTTCTCAAAAGGGGACTGTTTGATTTAGTTAGTGTTTGAGCACATATCGATGGTGGAATCGATGGAATTGATATATGCGCGCGCTTCGAAAAGCGAAAGTCCGGATAGCGCTAGGAAGACTATGAGCTCGCAGTCGGATTGAGCGGCACATTCGACCTCATCATCAAAGACATTCATTTTATTCATGCGTTGTCACTGACTCAGCAGGGCAAACCGGGCGCCCAGGAACAGCCCGGTAATAAAAGCACAAAACCAGGGCTGCCGCAAAACCAACTCAAATCGCGCGAACATTAGCGGTGGCCCTCCGGAATAAACAGCCAGCAAACAAACATGAGTGCCAGCAGGAGCGCCGGCCAGGCTTCCAAAAGAGCCCGAAGCATCAACCGCGCCTCGACCGCCGCGGAGCCCCGCGCGCTCAGTAGTTCTTTCATATTGCTATTGCGGCTGGCTGGAAAGTCGCCGGGGCCGCCCAGCCATTCGAGCAAGAAAAGCAGCGTTTTCATCGCGATAGTACCTCTGATGCCTGGCGCAATACTGTAGTGATCTGCCGTGTGGCTTGGACTGCGATCGCGATCGGTCTCCATGCGCCAGTCGCGATCAGAATCCAAACACACAATACAAGTGAGAGAGTGGGTTTAGTCATTTTTCTAGCCAATTGCCAATCCGCGCTTGTTGCGCGCCTTATCCGTCTCGACCCACAGCGTCCAGCCCACGTGGGATCGGCGCACCTGAGTTGCTTGCCCTTGTCCGCAACGTTCGATATCGTCTGCCGCTCCATCGGCTCCAGCACGAGTATTGAAAGTGGATTCAACGTAATAGCCGGAGTCGTACATGAGTTTTTCAAGTTTAGTCATAGCTCAGTACCCGTACTCCGCAATGTTCACAGTAGTACCTCTTTGTTTAACAGTCCGTTGAGACAGGTACCGTTAAGGCATGCGCCGTGGAGATTGGATCCGCGGAGATTGGCTCCGCGAAGGTCAGACCAGCTAAGATTGGACCAACTGAGATTGGCCCCGCGGAGGTCCGCCGCGCTGAGATCGGCCCCGCTGAGGTTGGCTCCGCTGAGGTTGGCTCCGCTGAGGTTGGCCCCGCTGAGGTCGGACCAACTGAGGTCGGCCCCGCTGAGGTCGGCTCCGCTGAGATCGGCTCCGCTGAGATCGGCTCCGCGTAGGTTGGCCCCGCTGAGGTCGGTCCCGCGGAGGTCGGCTCCGCTAAGATCGGCCCCGCGGAGATCGGCCCCGCTGAGGCATGCCCCGCGGAGATTGGCCCCGCGTAAATTGACCCCGCTGAGATCGGTCCCGCGGAGGTCGGACCAGCTAAGATTGGCTTGGCTGAGGCATACACCGCTGAAGCGAGCCTTGCGGAGGTCAGACCAACTGAGATTGGCTCCGTCGAGGCCGGTCCCGCTGCCGGCTTGGTGAATGGTGTCAATCAGTCTCATGATCACTTCACCCCCTTTCCGAAGAAATCGTACTCAACTACGCCGTTCACCTTTACCTGGGAGTATCCCAGCATGGTGGTGGATTCCGCTGAGTTCATATACTCCTCGGTGAGGTAGTACTTGGCGCGCTGCTTGGCGTGTGCGATGGTGTCACATTCCTGCTCGACATCACATCCGTCGTTTTCGAGTTGCTCTTGGCTCACCGCGGCGATGACTACAATTCGTTTTTCCATGCTCAATATATATCTGACAAGCACGAAAGTGTCAACAGTTGTCTTTGGATAGCAAACCAGGTGACGGGCTGACTATGAGCGAAGCAGGCGGCCTGTTGACCGCGTAGCGGTCAGCGGTACGAATGCGTAGCCACATACCACCATCTCAGAATCGATGCATCCTACGGGCTCCTGGCAGTGGCAATGGCTATTTGGTTGGTGTCTCTAGCTGATGGTATGATCAGAATGAACTGGGAACGGGGAAGGGCGACTGCCGCTCAAGCTATCAAGTTACCTACGGTTAATACATGCATGAGAAGTCGTTAATACAGGTAACATCCAACGTTCTCATACACTTACAATACACTAACACAAGCGAGCAAGCGGCGTCAAGCCGCTTGCGAGCTATATAACAACACTAAGTCAAACACTAAGTCACACCTCGTCACACCACTCCACACCACGTCTCAGTGCTGCTATGCAGCTTCCGATAACGGGCATTATGTTAACTTGTATCTGATAGACATCATTCGATATTCGTATGATGTTCGCCACTCAGACCATCCGGCAGCTATATACACCAGCAGACGGTGTACAGCGATGCGAGCCAGGACAGTCTAGGCTAGTCCAGGCCAGTCTGGGCCGGTCTGGGCCAGGGCCGGGCCACGCCGGCGAATTGTCCGAGGGTTCAAATGCGCAATAGTGTTCTGAACGTACCTCCACACTTCCCCTTTTAAAACTAAAATTGAATGATGTTTTTCAGGTATTTAATTGCAATAATTAGCGTGATTTTTGTAGCGCCTACACGGTCACGTCAGACTTTTGACGGTCGGTCACGTCAGACTTTTGACGCGAGCGAGTGACAGACAGGCAGGCCAAGCCTGGCCAAGCCTGGCCTGGCCTAGCCTGTCCTGTCACGAGCGAGCCCACTCAGACTAAATCAAATCAATATCCGTTTGCTTCTATCTATCAATTCGTTCCAGTCTTCGGCGGCCACTCGATACTTCCATGGATAATACGCGGCGTGGTCTTTCTCTTTCCAGCCGTCTCTTTTCACAATGACTTTCTCTCTCGCCAGTCTCTTAATCTCTACCGCGATCCCGTCGCTTCTCCAGTCATTCTTCCTTGACCGCGTCTGCTTCAGGCGCCGGTACTGCAATGTGGCCGCGGCTCTATCGACAGCGGTCAATTTCATGAGCTCTACGGTGTCCGGGTGAATCATGTCTCTCATCAGCCTTTCGGCGGCGATCCAATCCGGACCTCTCCCGTCCATATACAACAGCGCGATACCGCCCGCGACCGCTGTCAGGGCGCCGGTCAACACGTCCCAGTCAGTCTGAAGCGGCGCGGCACGCTGCAACAGCTCACACCAATATAAGAATGATTTCACCACCTGATGACTGTTACTATTACTGTTACTGTTACTGTTACTGTTACCGTTACTATCTCTAGCGCCCGCGGTCGTAGGTGTAAGTGGAGATCTCCACGAGCCGTCTAAAACCCGATTCGTCAGTCTTTTCAATTCTTCAATAGCCGCCAGTCTTTCTCCTACTGGTCTCATGCCGAATTCGCCCTTCGGACAATCGGCTCTCATCCTGACGCAGCTCGCCATCAACACCAGGTAACTATGCCACAGCGCTGTCAGTTTTGGATTGTGTGTCCCCGCCGGCTTCCGCCACTCGGACTCGATCAACAGGCCTGGTCCCCCCAGCCTCTTTTCTCCCAGCCAGGCCTGTATGGCGTCTTCGCACAGCGGCATCCGCAATACTCTAGCGACCGACATTGACTGGGGATGATGGGCTCCCCCGAAGGCAAACCAGGCGTTCGAACAGTCCCGGCTCGGCCAGTCGGTCTCCAATATGATCCAGGGGCGGTTCAAGCCTGTCAGCTTTGGATCAAGCATCGAAGCCAGCAGGATTTCTGTCGCCTGTCTGTCCCGGTGGCTCCAGACAGACTCTAAATGATTATGAAGCTCTTCTATCCGTTGTGGATATGGATTCATACTTGACAGATCAATAATACCATGCAACACTGCATTGGCTAATAATCGGCTAATCGGATACTGGCGGCCACGGACGCGGCCACGGACGCGACGAAGCGGCGATAGCCGGCTTCGGAGCTTGTACTAAACTATAGACTGTAGACTATAGACTGTTATGCCTTTGAAACTCCCGTCTAATCTCACCTACAACGACCTCAACGGTGTCGAAGCCAGGGAGGCGTTAGTAGACTGGTTCCGCCAACTACTCGACTCGCATCCGCCATTCGGACAGCAGCATCTCACGCTTCCCATGGCCAAGATTTCTCTTGACCTGACTGTCTCTGTCGATTCTTATATTGGCGGGTCGGTCCCAATCGAATCGCCCGCGGAATCGATGGATATCCACGCGGCTGTCACACTAGACAATAATCTTACTAATCTGGCCAATCCGGCCAATCCAACCAATCTGATCTCTGAGATGGTGGAGCGCGCGGCTCCTATGTCTCCCGCTCCCGCTCGCGCGTCCGCCCGGCGAACGGCGGTTATCAACGCGGCGCCGATACCAGGCGGTTCGCCGCCAGATCAAATCAGGGAGCGGCATAATCTCCCGATTCCGAGACCAGGCTATGGCGACCGCGAGACTGGCCGTCATTTGTTCATAGGAGATGTGGAAGTATCCGTCTCCCCTTCGAGACTTCCAGGCCTGGACGGGCGAGCGACGGAGATGTTCGATATGAGGGACGTTAGTCACTCGAATCGGACAGATCCGGAGCCCGATAACACCAATCGAATCATAGATCCGTCGGATAATCTTCCGTCGGGAGGCCGCCAGGGTATCGTGGCCGACGGATATGTATTCGCGTCCGAAATCACGCAGACAGCGCCGTCCAGGCAAGAGATCCTGGTAGACAAAGGGAAGATCAAGCTAGATATGAGCGGCGAAGGCATCGACCACGCCGGTATCCATGTGACCGCCGGTACTCACGTCTCCAGTGTCAAGACGCTCGGCGACCAGGGCGGCCAGCCGTATGAATCAGTGAACGGTGTTTATGACGCCGGCCCCGCCGGCCTCATGCGCCCGGGCAGATCCGGCGGCGGTCTCTATTCCGACGGCAGGCCGCGGATATCGTTTGGCAATAACAATCGAGGATAACCATGACAAACACTTTTGACGTACGGGCCGATCGGCCCTATACACTTCCATCGACGCTTCCGCCGCCGCAACACCTGTCTGAAGGCACGATTCTAACTCTTCGCCTGCCCGGCCACACCCGTACAAACGGTCAGGAATATTTCGCCCCCGCGATCGTCTTGCAGCAGCATGAGCCAGACGGCCAGATCGAAGTCATTATATTCGACCCAACCGCGGGTACTCACTACAACTACGCCTATCAGATTAGAGACATCGGCACGAAAGGCCAAGGGAACGAGAGAGAGATGTACGAGATCAGGAGTCACATCGGTACTATCCTTTTCTCCCCTGACCGTTTCAATGAGATGCTTGGATTAGTATCTTCTCTTAAACGTCATAATGAGTACCTGGAGTCGCAGATGGCTTTGATCGCGCGGGAGCATCGGGAACTCGTCGACGATCTTGGATCGTTCAAGCCGCAACAGGCGGATACTGTCGCGGTCGAAGCGAAGACTCAGCTTGTGGAGAAGCCGAAGGCTTCTACAAAGGCATGAGTCTGAGCCATATAAAGACAAAGATGAATTGTTTGATTGATTATGTCCTGGTTTGAGCTTCCTCTCGGGCTGGTCGCCTCAATCGACCGCAATACGTTTGAATTGAGACGGATAGCGGACGCTTTAGAAAGACTGTCGCCATCGATACCACTTTCACAAGGTGACGATCAGGCCAATCAGTCCAGTCTGGCTAGTCTGGCTACCGGCGAGCGTGTAGGCACTACACGCGAGCAATCTAAACAGTCTAAACAGTCTAAAACATCCGGCGAGCCTTATGAATTCCATCTCGCCGAGTCTCCGGAAGAGTACCAGGCCCGTACAGACCACGAAGCCGCGCTCGCGATCTCTCTCGGTGTCGCTCCGTGGTCGCCTCAATTCCAACAGGTTTTAACCGAGATGCGCCAGCGTCTCACGTCTGAGCGTAGAATGGTGCTTGATGAAGAAGGAAACCAGGTCTGGCAAGAGCCCTTCACCGCCAGTGAAGCCGAAGACATTATCCGGCAAGCCTTCCAGCTCGCCAAAGCGGAAGCGAACACGCGCGAGCCAGCACGGCAATAGTCATGATGATAGTTATGATAGTCATGATAGCCACGATGACAGTAACACTGTCGTGGTGATGCCGTCCACGGCTAATCCAAGACCTATCCAGTCACCCTTGACCTGTGATTTAGAAGTGGATGAAGATAACGCCGCTAACGCCGCTAACACCGCTATAGCCACCGGCTCCCGTTCTCCCCTGGCCTCCGCTTTCTCTTATATCTCTCCTTCCTGGCGCAACTATATCAAGTACGTAGCTGTCGAAGCCCGTCTCGGCAATCCCGACGCAGCCCGCTATCTGTCTTCATGGCATTCGCTTGATATTGATAAGCGCCGGCTTCATATCCCCGAGGATCTCTGTCTCTCCTCTAAGGTATCTGTCGGCGACCTGACCGGCTGGGTAGCCAAGCATGTCATGAACGAGCTTCATCCCAAGCGCCAGTTCGCTCTTGCCTTTTCCGCTCCGCGGGTAATAGAGAAGACCGCGGAATTCGCCTGCGTGTCATCCGATAACTTCAAAGACAGGGAGTTGATCTTCAAAGCTTCTGGTATGCTTCCGCAACAGTCTAGAGTCGGCGGTGGCGGCGGCGGCGGCGGCGTTACTGTCCCCATCTTTAACTTCTCGTCTTCTAATTCTGTTGCCGGTATCAAGACAGACGCGGCGCCTGTTGGGAATCTGGCCGACATGGACACCGCGATCGTGGATCTTTCAAAGATCATGCAGTCCGGAGGAACGGAGTGCATGGCGGAAGAGACAGTGGATGAAGACGAAGATAACGAAGATGACGAAGATAACGAAGATGATTCCGAAGGAAATGACGAGGACGAATAAGTAAGTGTATTCCGACCGTATTATCTCTCGCAACCTCAACCGCGTTCTCTCCCATCCTTCCAATCGCGGTCTAAAGTTGGAACGTGTCTCTGTCCTCGAATTCGCCCGCGCCGTCTCGCATTTCGACTCCCTGGTCGAACACGATCCCGAAACTGGCCGCCTGATCCCCCGCCGCAAAGTAACGCCTGACGGACGCCAGGTCTATAACTCTTCCACCGGCCAGCCTATTCTATCTTGGAAAGACACGCTTACTACAGACGAATCCTATTGGATCAAGTGTCAGCGTATCCTATGCGCTATCGACTTCTGGTACTGGGTCGAGCGCTGCGCCTGGATCAAATCTACCGATAACGAAACTGTGAGGATGAAGCTATGGACAAGCCAGGAGATCTTCTTAAACATAGTAGCCGAGATGGAGGATCAGGAGATTGCAATCTTCCTCATCATCCTGAAGGCCCGGCAGTTAGGAATAAGCCGCATTATTACGCTTATTCTGTTACATCGAGTTGTTTTCGATTCGAATATCAATGCATATTTGGCCAGCTCGACCGACAAGAAGACTTTGAAGCTCTTCAAACTGATCTCGTTCGTGCTTGTAAGAATGCCCTACTGGATGCAGCCAGGCTCCAGCCAGCCAGGCAAACTCGGTAAAGTGGACCAGGCGGGCAAACTCCTCGAATTCTTCAACGGATCGGCTATCACGATGGAGCACGGCCAGCAGACTACCGGCATGGCCAGGGGAGACAGTCCCAACGTGGCTCACTTATCCGAACTGGCCGAGTTTACCGATATGAACTCAATCGTAGACTCCGCTTTGCTTCGCGGTATGCACCCGTCCCCTCGATCCTTTCTGGCCTTGGAAGGAACCGCCGAAGGTATCAATAACGCCTGGCATGAGCATTGGGAAGCGGCTAAAGAGGAATGGCCGCAGGGCCGTGGCCGTCTCCGTCCTCTGTTTCTTCCGTGGTTTGTCGGCGGCCTGTATCCGAAACCAGTTGACTTGATAGGCCGTCCTGTCCCTTTAGATTATTCTGAATCAATGGCGCCGTGGGCTAAGAATCACGCGGAGGCCGCTCGCGCCTACGTCCTCCAAACAGACTATCTCGTCCGCCACCTAGGCTCCAACTGGCACATGCCATTGGAGCAGATCTGGTATTACGAATGCGAGCGCGGAGACGCCATCCGCAAGAATTCTCTCAACAAATTCCTTCAGGAAATGCCGGCCAATGACGCCGAGGCGTTTCAATCGTCTAACATCACCGTGTTCGACGTGGACACAATTGACTTCTACCGCACCAACACCCGTACACAGCCGTTGTGGGGAGTGTTTGGATTACGCGGTCCTGTCGAATTCGTCCCGTCCCGTATGCAGCCGCAGGACATTCTTATCAATTCTGATCTGCCGCCGATCTCTATCACCGCCGACGCCGGCGGCGGCATCAAGATCCCTTTCGAATTAGTCCCTCTCAAGTTTAGAGGATGGGATTATGAATCTGATTCCAAAAAGGGATCGATTGATAAATTGTACGTCTGGGAGCCGCCCATCGAAGGGTTTGAATACGGATTCGGATGCGACACCGGAGACGGTATCGACAAGGACAGCACTTGTATCGAAGGGTTGCGGAAGCATAGTCTCGAAGGTCCTACGAAACAGGTTTGTGAATTTGCATCCGGCCACGTATCGGCTTTGGATGTATGGCCGTTCCTACTCGCTCTTGGCACCTGGTATTCGGTCAAAGACAGGCATGGATCTATGAAACAGCCGCGGATGGCTATCGAATGCAGGGGCAAAGGGGACGTAGTACAGAACATCCTGCGTTTGATGAACTGGACGAATTTCCACTCCTGGAACGATAAACAGGTCGATAACCGCCGCATTGAACTGTCCAAATTCAACAAGATCGGCGTCTTTACTAACTTCTGGTTCCGTGCCGCCATGATCGAGATGATTGTCAAATCTCTCAGAGATGGTGAGATCGAGATCTGCTCTCCCTTCTTCGTCAAGGAAATGCAGTCGCTCGAAGGAGACGAGATGGAACAGCAGTTGAGAGCGGGGTACGGCGGTAAAGATGATCGGATTATGGCGCTCGGGTTCATCCTGAAGTCTTTTTATTCGTGGGATGTCAATTACTGGCGGGCGTCCAAGGTAACAGCGTACAGCGGAAAGAACCCGGCGCATCTTGCCTATGACTCGGCTTTGCTGGCTTTGACAGGCGGACAGGATACCATCAACGGCAACAATCTGTCTGGCGGCCTGTCTCAGTCCAGATCGCCGAAATCGTGCGCGTCCTGGGCGTGGGGGGCGCAATCGGATACAGGCGGAATTACTAAAGATACCAAATAACCAAAATGGCTAGAATAATGCTCCTGGTATCTTGATTGACGATCTGGTAGACTGGTCTCTGTTATGACACCTACTAGTACTATCACGACTATCACTACTATAGAAGACCTCATCGAACTGGCATTTTCCGTATTCGGAACGGTCTGGACTCTCCTCAACCCTTCCGCCAGTTCCGATATGAATCCTTTGCCGCCGTCTGCCGTGCCGGATCTCCTGACTCATCTTGAAAAGATTCCGGGTTTGGCGGAAGATCAAAAGGCGGTCATCGTATCCGCGGTGAATCATGCCACCGCCGCCACTGCCACAGCCGCCGCCACCGCTACCGCCACCACTGCCGCCGCCGTCGCCACCATTACTACCACAGCCACTCACTAACTTTTGATTTCCGATCTTCCAATTGCGACCGCGACCGTGACCGTGACCGTGACTCTATGGGATCTCCGTCAATCGCTTTCTGTACAACCTGCCGGGGCCGTCTGCAACACCTGCGTGAAACCCTGCCGCGCAATATATCCGACAATCTAGATTATCCGTATCTAAAACATATCGTCTTAGACTACAACAGCCGCGACGGTCTTTCGGATTATCTGAAAACCTGTCATCGCGCTGATATTGAAAGCGGACGCCTGGTGGTCTATAGTTTCCCGTCCGCCCGTCACTTCCAGATGGCGCACGCCAAGAATATGGCCCACCGGCTGGGTATGATCGAAGGCGCCGGGGTGTTAGTAAACCTGGACGCGGACAACTTTACAGGTCCTGGATTCGCCGGTTATATAGCCGGAAAGATTTCGGAGAACAGTCTCCGGTTCCTATGGGCTAACCGCAACCAGCCCGCCGAGTCCAGATATCCGAAAGGCTGCAATGGCCGTATCGTGGTAACTTCCGCCGCGTTTGTTAAAACCGGTGGATATGACGAATCCAAATATAACAAATGGGGTCCGGACGACAAGGATTTCCACTGCCGCGTACGCCGTTTGGGTTACGACGCTTGTGAAATTCCGCGTAAGTACCTGAACGTGATCCTGCACACCGACAAAATGCGTTTCAAAGAGTATCAGGACGTAGAGGTCCTGATGAGTTCGGATGAGTTCACGACAGTCGCCGAAACCGCCACGATTGCTAATTTTGGCGACTTCGGCTGCGGTGTTGTTTTCAAAAACTTTTCAACTGATCCGATCGAATTGACACGTCTTCCCACAAGGATATTCGGGATCGGTATGCACAAGACAGGGACGACTTCGCTGCATACGGCTTTAGAAATTCTGGGCTACAGCAGCGGACACTGGAAGTCGGTCGAATGGGCTAAATCCATCTATGACGATCTCACCTGGAAGAAACGGCCCGCCGCGCTTGAAGATTACTACGCTCTGTCGGATCTCCCAATCCCTCTTTTTTACCGGGAACTGGATAGTCTTTATCCTCGTTCCAAATTTATTTTGACATTGCGCGATGAACGCGCGTGGCTAGCGAGTGTTCAACGCCACTGGAGTATCGCAAATGAGTTCCGGGATACCTGGAACAAGCAAAACAATTTCCCTCTCTACCTCCATCGGGAATTATACGGACAGGAAGACTTCGACGCGGAGGTTTTTATACGCCGTTATCGCCGCCACAATTCCGAAGTACTGGAATATTTTAAAGACAGAAAATCCGATCTATTAGTCATGGATATGAGTTCCGGAGCTGGATGGCCTGAGCTATGCGGCTTCCTGCGGCGCGGTGTCCCAAACGCGCTATATCCGCATCAGTTCAAGTCGAATCCGGCTGCCGGTGAGATCCATACAAGAAGAATAGAATTGCAAAGTGAAAGTCAAGTCATGAACATTACATCGAAATTGACTGTTGCAGGTTATCAATCGGTTAGTCCGGACTGCGGTGTAGGTTACGGCAAATCCAAGAAAGGACAGGCGGCGCTGGCGTTATCTTCCGGCCTGTCGTTTGCCGTTGGCGATCAATGGACGGTCAAATTGCATATTGGATTCGAAGTTGACGGCTTCAAAGGAGACTGTGTGGAACCGTGGATGCCCGTCGGTCTGCCGGTGTCGTATCTGCTGGTGGACAGGCAAGGGAACAAGACCAGATTGGGAGTAGTGGGAAATCTGGCCGCGGATGGAACCTTGGAGTATACTGATGTCATGCCGGATCTGCCGCCCGCGACCTACAAACATCAGTGGTTTGTATCCGGGTACGGTATTGGAAGTTATTCATTTCTGGTCACTGGATCTCCAGACGCGATAACGGTAACGGGTGAATGAAAGGTGAATGAAATGGCTTGGAGAGCGCTTCAATCTCATCATCTGAACGGAGGCGATTACGACCCGGCCACGCAAACCCTGACACTCCAGTTCGTCAATGGCGCGATGTACTCTTACCGTGGTATCCCTCCGACGGTGGCTGATTCGCTTTTCCAGTCTGGTTCCCCAGGCGGATACTTTCACGCTAAGATAAATGGCCAGTACAGTGAAAGAAAGCTGGCGGATGGCATGACCAAGAGCGGACGGAAATCGCGGAGGAAGAATTGACCCCGGAACTGGAGAAGCGGCAGGAACAGCAAGGGCAGCAGGAACAGCAAGGGCAACAGGAGCAGCAAGGGCAACAGGCGCAGCAAGGGCAACAGGCGCAGCAAGGGCAACAGGCGCAACAGGAACAGTTCGTAAAGGCGCGAGTCACAGAACCACTGCTGCCTTTGTTGGAAATTATCGTTGTCGATGACGAAGGCATCCCGCAGTCCTCTTCTCTTCTCCCATCTTTACTTCCGGACTGGGCAATGGACCCGGCTACCCATTCCTCTACTTTTCAGCGGACCGCGGTCTACCATTGCGTCGAATGCGGCGGTGAACACGAAGCGTATAGGCAGAATCCACGCGCTCTCCCTCTCGCCAAGATCTGTGGCATTCTCAGAGAGAAAGAGGATGGATCGCTCTTTCACTGTACCGCCGCCGCTATCCGCCGGGTCACTTATCCAGGCGAAGGTGTAGCTTTAAACGCCCGCCGCTTTGAACCCTTAGTCGTCTACGAGCGCGCCAACTACGAATCTCTTCCGCGTGGTCTGAACCGCTACTACATACCAGGACGTAACAACGAATCCACGGAACCCGGTATGAAGCGTATTGAACTCACCAATATCCACGACTATAACCGTTTCGTCAAAGACGTGAACATCTATGAAACCGGCAAGATGAAAGACCACCGGGAAATGCACAGGTTCTACTGGGAGTCGCGGCGGAAGGCGATGCGGGATGATGTGAACGCGAAGATCAGACACAATCCGCTCCTGTTGTCTTTGGCTCGCATGGTCAGAGCCAGGAGCGACCGCAAGACAGAAGTCAGATATGGAAAGGCCCTGGACGCGCATTTCCACGCGCAACTGATCGAGTTTGATCAAGGTAAAGTACAGGACTGGTGCGCGGAAGATACCGGCTGGAAAGCGAGACGGGCGAAATGAATTTCACACTGAAAAGGATCGTGCAAAGGATCGTGCAAAGGACTGTGTAAGGATTGTGCAAAGGATCGTGTCATGAGCGCAAAGATTATTCTATTGATTCTTTCTCTTGTCTGCTTTCTTTTGGCGGTGGTATTGCGGGATGACCGGGCGGGATGGATGGGGATTTTTATCCTGGTATTGACAGAGTTCTTCCGGTAACGGGGGATATAGCGTAAGCTTTATCTATGTCCGGATCTCTTCGCATCAACGCCAATATGACCCTGACGGACACGACGATTCCCAGTGTCAATCAGGTATCAGGCTCTACCTCGCCCCTCACCGTCTCCACGACCAATTCTCAGAATTCTTTCGGTATTTTCCTGGTCCCTACGACATCGGGTGGCGTGGCGATTCCTTTAGGCAGTGTGTCCACGAATGGCTACTGCCAGCTCACCAACCTGGACACAACGAATTACATGCAGGTATTGACGGCGGCGAGCGGCACGGCTTTTCTTCGTCTCAACCCAGGCGAGACAGCGCTATTCAGATTCGATGCCGGCATTACCGCGCCGGCCTGGATCGCTCATACCGCGGCAGTCATGGTGTCTTTCATGCTGGTGCAGAACTAGACTAGACTATAGACTAGACTATAGCCTGGACTAGACTATAGACTAGACTAGACTAGATTAGACTGTAGCTAATTCTAATGCGATGCGGTACCCCGGACACAACCCGATAGACCAGGCGTACCTCTGTCCTAAACCATTCGAAAAGAACGGCCGCGGCGAATGGGAAGCCTGCTCTCCAAACGAACTGTTCGCCTGGTCTCAGCAGTTCTTAGCCGATTCCGCTTCCTACCTCCGTCTCCAGCCCGCTTACAAATACATCGCCGACGGCATGGACATTATCAACGGAGAATTCCTGGTGACCGATGTCCAGTCTCTTTCGAATGTCAAAACCGAGTCCACCGCCCGCAATACCAAAGAGATCGTCGCCGCGCAAACCAATCTTCGCATTGTCCCATCTTTTAAATCAGAGTCCGAAGCCTACCGCGAACAAAACGACATTCTAAACAAAGGCTTTATCGCCTGGCAGAATTCCACTTTCGCCGACCGCGCTCTCCGCAAAGCCTGGCAATGGGCATGCGTAGGAGGAACGGCGTACGTTGGACCGCGCTATGATCCGAATTACTACGACCACGGCGACGGCGATATCGTCTGGGACGCCTACGGACCCCTCGACGTTCTTCCCCTAGGTCTCCCTCCGAACCTCAGTATTCAAGGGGCTTATTCGGTCGCGCTTCGTAAGAAGATGCCGGTCCATCAGGTCTGGCGGATGTTCCCTTTACAAAGAGATAACATCAAGGCCAATCGAGTGACCACGATGGGCAAGGGAATGGTAATTGCCCAGGCGGTCAAATTCGCTTCCGCCGTTCTCAAGCGGTTCTCACAAGGCACGCGGCGCCCCGAGGAAGCGAGTACCTGGGACACGGTAGACGTCTACTACGAATATATCGACGACGACTCGGTAAATGAAACCGATCACCCGCTTCAAATATGTGGACCTGACGGGATCTGGGGGACTTCCTGGTCTTACGAAGTGCCTTTCGTAGGCCAGGAGATTCATACCGGCAATAAACTGGCAGGTGGCAGAATCGAGACTAAAAAGGCCAAAAGGGAAGATTGTCTTATCTATCCGAATCGCCGTCTCATCATCGCGACGGATCACTGCATTATCAACCCGGCTCCTGAACACCAGGGATCTTATCGCTGGGATGGCCGGGTACCGGCAGTCCAATTACGGGCTGACGACTGGGCATGGAACTGGCTTGGATTCCCGGTCACCCGCTACGGACAATCCATCGAAAAACTCTGTATAGAACTGTGGCGTGGATTGGGAGACCAGATGAACCTCTCTCTCAATCCGTCCGCTTTCTACGACCGTGGTTCTACCGCCACGTCGATGCTTCAGACCACTAATCCTCGTCTGCCCGGTCTTCGAGTCGGATTGGATCTGTCTTTGAATCAGGCGGATAAACAGTTTATTCCGATGCTGCCGTATCAATGGTATCAGGCGAACCCGGCAGTGATCGAAGCGGCGGCCAGGATTCTCCCTGCAATTCTCAAAGACCAGATGGGCGTGGCGGACGTGTCGGCAATGGCGAGAGCCCGCCAACTACCATCTGGCGACTCGACTGAAAAGCTCCTGGAAGCGATGGGTCCGTTAGTAAAAGACCAGTCTCGCAATATGGAAGAAGCGGTCCGGATGCTTGGCGAGATGTGGAAGTCCGACTGGTTCCAATTCTCCACAGCCAAACGGAGATTTCAGGTACTTGGTCCGGATGGCGTGACAGACGAAGATTTTGATTATGACCCTGGAACGCTGATTCCATTAACCGAAGATCCAAAGGACAAGGGTAAATACGTCGAGATGACGGAAGGTCCGGACGGCACCTGGCTGCACAATCCCAAAACACAAGTCCGCTGGCCCACGCTATCGGTCAGACAGTTTGAACGGGCGCGCTGGCACAAGTCTAATTTCAGCTTTTCGATCACGCCTTATTCTTTACACGAATTCAACTCACAAACTCGCAAACTGATGATGTTACAGGCAATCAAACTCGGATTTCCTCTGTCCTGGTGGACGCAAGCGGAACAGATTTTCGATATCAAAAACTTCGGTCCGTGTATGTTCAAAGATCCGGAGACGGGAGTATTGAGAGAAGCCAGGAATGAAATGGAGCGATACATTGTCCAGTTGGAGATCATGGCCAGGATCGCTCAGGCTACTGGCGGCGGAGGCGGCAAAGGCAAGCAGGGAAGAGGCCGTCCGCAGACGCTCCAGCAGCCGCCGTCCCTCGAAGTGAAGCAGGGCGGGGCGGCATCGACAGTACGAACTTCGGCGCATTAGCAAAGCGCATTGAATAATTAGTTATCAGATCAGGTTAGGTCAGGTCAGGATTGGGATTAGGATTGGGATTAGGATTAGGATTTAGAAATGCCTTCTTCAGAAGTGATGCACGAATGGAAATCCGGACGGCTTCACAGCGGCTCGAAGCGTGGCCCGAAAGTCAAAAATCGCAGGCAGGCTATCGCGATCATGCTGTCCGAGCGTCACAAGGAAGGAAAGGGAAAGCGTGTCCTATCCAGGGGAAAACGGCGGTAACGCCGGTAGCAGTGGAAAATTCAACGGTTCCTCTCTCTCTGGTCTGACAGGCGCGGTCCCGTCATCCAAGGTAGTATCCGAAGTCCGTCTCCCTGTCTCTTCCATGTCGGAAGCTCTTGAAACTATTCACCGTCTAGGATATACAGGCAATCTACAGGTCAATTTCCACAAGGGAAGAGCAATGGATTTGAAGTGGACTGTGACTGGTGGAACCAAACCGTCAGAAAACGTGTAGCCGCTACACAAATAAAAACGCTAGCTTCAAACCCCGATACGCGATACTACAACTTGACATTATCTATCTATTCCCCTTATAGTCTTGTTTGAAGGGCGTTCCTCGGCGGCGACGGGCGCTCCCGGAAGCCATACCGTTTGGATTTGGTTGCTCCTCCTCTCGGTTGTATAGCTGAAGGCCGGTTGTGAGATCAGGTTAGCCATTCCTGGTCCATGACCGGCCTTTTGCTTTTCTATGGCGTTTCTGGAGTGTTTTTAACCGTCTGGACGTTCTCAAGTACCGACAGAAATCTAATCTATCTGTCGAGGAAGGCGAAGTACCGATAGCTTAAAACCATGAACTGTCATGAACCGCTGTCGGGGAAAGGAGAACAACACGATGAACTCTCTATTTGTACAGGAGCATGCCAATCGCGGGCGGCGCGGTCGTCATCGCGGTCGTCACAAGATGCGGTAATGCGATAATGCGGCAATGTGGCAATGCGGTAGGTATCCATCCCCTATCGCCATACGGATGGGGCCGATCCGGAATGTTCCTCCGAGCTTTCCTGGCCGGTCCCATCCTAAACTGTTAACCGTATTTAACCACGGTTAACCGTAGTTATTAACCCTTTGTATAACGGTTCGTTTTGGATTTCGAAGTGGCTGAACTCAATTCACCCGCGAACGCATCGCCTACGACCCTGGCCGGTATGAACCCACCTCCTCCCGCCACAGGCGGCGACGAGGACCAGGGAAAACCTCCCGCAAACGGTTCTAACGGTTCTATGGGGTCCGGTGAAGGTGATTCTGGTAAATCTCAGAATTCGAAGTTGAATCAAGATATTCAGTCATTGCGGACTATGGAAGCGCAGATGCTTGAAATGGCTCAGTCTTATCCGACTGCTACTAAAGCGCTTCGGACCGCGTCGGAATCTCTACGCGCCGCACAGAGGCAGATTGTGTCATCGCCAGGGATGGCGGAGCCCCCGAAGCCCAATACCTTTGCATGAGAAGAGCGTGAGAAGAGCATGAGCAGCGCATGAGCAGAGTATGGGAAGAGAAATGGATTGGATAAGCGACGGGACAAGTACAAGCCAGATCTGGAGATGAGAATTTGGATTTGGAAAGGTTGATTGGATGCCGGTAGACAAACAGCTTTTGGAATCCTGTATCGGTGAAGCCGCTGGCGACGATAAGGAAATGACAGACTTCCTGCGCGATCGCTACACCAAAAACGACGCGCTCGCGGTCAAGTTCGTCGGCGGCTTTACCCGCACCGCCGACTACACCAGAAAATCCCAGGAGCTTGCGGAGGAACGCAAGAAGGTCACCGGCCAGTCCACTGATTTAACTCGTCAATTAGAGGATTCCCGGAGGGCTTTAGTAGCCGCCGAAACCGAGAAAAACAAGATCCTCGGGGAAGTCGCGGGCCACCGGATGACTGTCGGCAAAGCCAAGGAACTATTCAAATTCCTCCAGGAAAAATACGCGCTCACAGACGAGGATATCCCTGGCATGTCCGATCTGATCGACACAGCCAAGTCCGGCAAGCCTGTTGATACCACCGATCCAATCGCCGACCGTTTCGCGCAGTTCAAATCGGAACTGATGAAAGAGATGGAGAAGAAGTTCGTCGATTCGATGAAGCCGGAACTCGGCGCCATGGCGAATCTTCCCTTGATCTGGAACGATATCAACCGCGAGCACGAAGAACTCACCGGCAAGCGGATGAATCTTTCCGAGCAGCAGGAAATCCTGAAGATCGCCAGGGAAGGCAACCAGTCGCTACGGCACGCGTGGGAAGACAAGTATCAGATTAGTGGTGACGACGGTCTTCGTATGAAGAAGCGCGACGAAAACCTGAAGTCGTCATGGGAAAAGGAACGGGAAGCGGCGGAAGCCGACCGGCGTTCGAAGCAGGCGCTCGAAGTCGTCACGCCCGCGCAGCGTGATTTGGGCAACGGACCTGGCATATCGGCTGCATTCAAGACCCGGTTCAAAACCTTTGAAACGGACCCGGATAAACCGGCTGTTTCTCGAAGCGACGGTTTGCCGACGTTGAAAGTTGAGCCGGGCCAACACGTCCGGCAGGCGGGTGACCGCGGACCGTCCGGCGCGCAGCGTGCGGCGGCTAAATACTTAGCAAAGCAGACCGGTAAGGTGGCGTAAATGAAAAGCAATTATATAACGCGCGAGCGGTTCTGGTCACTCCCACGCGAGCAACGGTCGGCGCGACTGGCCGAGTGGTCGAAAAGCCATGTGATCGCGGGCGCCGCGGATCCACTGCTCGATCCGATAAACGAGACTACACTTCCAGAAGTGAATCAGGACGCGATAGAAGACGAATTTTTTCTATCGTCCGTGTTCCAGGCGCATCTCAGGTCTAAATGTCTCGTCCCCTTTGAAGGCGGCGCGTTCATGCGCAACCTCCAACTGTATGCTCCCCTGATCGGCGGCGCGTACGCCAAGGGAATCGGCGGCTTCAATCTCACCAAGCCGCTGACGATCTCCTCAAACGTCTTCGACCCGCGTTATTACGTCGTGATGATCGTCGAATACTTGGAAGACATTTCTGTCTTGAACACGGGTGACCTGGCTGTCTTCTCTCTGCTCGAAACGGATATGGCGAACGCCTATCTAACCATGTCCACTATCATGGCATTGGACCTTCAGCAGAATGGCCAGATCGCCCCCCGCACGATCAACATGAACGGCTGGGTTGAATTCCTCAACAACGGTGTGGACAAGTCATACGACGGCAACGCCTACACGACCTACGGGACCGCTCAGCGTAACGGCGCTATCGGAGCCGCGTTGAATGGGAATGTCTATTGGCTCGGGCAAATGTCAGGCGCGGCTGGCACGATCCAGTACGCGGCGATCAACGCGGCCTATATTACCGCCAAACGCGGCCAGGATGAGCCTGACCTGTTCACGATGAACAAGCCGCTCAACAACTTCGTTGAAAACCGCATCCAGCAGCAGCAGCGGTTCGGGCAGGAAGGCGCTTCGATCAGAGACCCGTTCTTTGGAGCGATGGGGTTCCGGTTCAAGAATCTAATTGTAATGATCGACGACTACTTCCCATCGAGCTTTGCGGCCTACGGCAAGACAACTAATCCAGGCGGCAGCAACCTGACTGGCACATTCACCACCGCCGGCACGACGCTTTCGAACTTCCCGACCAGCACGCTTATCACCGTCGGCGAAGTCGGATGCATGTTCAACTTGACCCGTATTGCTTTCAGGCTCTCGGCGTCGAGCGAGTTTGGCTTTATGCCGACTGACTTCATCCGCGCTCCAGACAACACCCGAGTAGCCTCTCAGTTGAAAGCGGCAGTCAACGCTGAGAACGTAGCTCCCTGGACTGGCGTTCAACTGTTCGGAGCGACCAGCTAACCACTGAGAAAGGATAAGGAGGAACTTTTATGGCAGCTATTCGCGGGTCTAACCAGGGTCTCCAGATCACTCAGCGGTATCTCAACACAGCCAGTTACGCTGGCGACCCTACGCCTGGCGCGGTCGTATCCACGTCACAAGTATCAGGCTCTATCGTACAGCCCTACAGTGGCCAGTACGGGACCATCATAACTCTCTCGATGGATGACGCCAACTACTATACTGACCCGGTGAATGGCCAGCAGTTGTACGCCGGAGATTACCAGTACGTACACTTTGACCCTAACATGATCGCCGCGGCTGCTGTACAAGGACAAGTAGTCTTCTGGTCCGAGCAGACGGCTGGCAATCTCCTAAGCGACAAGTGCAGAGTCTCCGCTGATTATAATGTCCAGTACGTCCCTGCCGGTATCGCGCTTACGAATACGGCCAAAGGCAACTGGTGGTTCATTCAGACTGCCGGGATTGCACAAGTAAAGTTCGGCGGCACTCAATACTCGGCTACGCCGTCCGTGGGCGACCTGATATTCGCTGACTACAACAGCTCGACGATCTACGCTTACGATCCGGAACAGTCGCTCTCTCCGACATCTGCTGAGTTTAGACAGGTATTGGGTACCGCCTGGACCGCGCCGGTGGCCAACGCGATCTCGCCGGTCTTTATCCAGCCGCGTTATTATCCAGGCCAAGCGGCAGGCGGTCAATAGGAGGCGAATAGTCTTATGGCGGTCACTCCATTCCCCGATTCTCCGCGTAACGGCGCGTGGGGAGATCGGCCTTACGCGATCATCGACTTTGCCGGTTCGGCTTCGTACACACAAGTGACGACAGGCACTCCTCCGACAGGGGGACAGGCGATCAACCCGTCTAACTTTGGTCTCACCGCGGGCCTTGAAGGTATCTTCATGGTAGGCGCGTCTACGAACGGACAGTATGGAGTAGTAGCGATGCAGGCTACCGCTTACAACCAGGGCACTAATAATCCTACGTGGATACTGCTTTGGTATGTTATTCATACCGGCGCCGAAGTGGCCGGAGCTGTCAATTTGTCCGCTCAAACTGTAAGACTTGTTGGCTTCGGACCGTACTGACGAAGGTCATAACTAACGAAGGTCAGAGCATGGCTGATCAATGGATTCAAGGCGCCGAGTCCGAAATGGAGCGCAAAGGGACCGTCGGCAAGTTTGGCAAGGCCACTTCAAAGAAAATCGCGGCAGCTAAGAAGCGCGGCGGCAAGGCTAAAAAGAGAGCGATATTCGCTCAGAACATGAAGAGGATAGCGGCCAAGCATCGCCGTCAAAAAAGCCGATAGCAGTAGATTATAATCAGTAGATAGAATCAGTAGTCTATGAGTATCTCCGGCGGCACGTCTTTAAAAGACGAGAATCCGTTTGTCGTCGGCCAGTCTCCCGGCGTACCCATGTCCGGCGTGGTCGCGCCGTCCGATACTCCCGCCAGCGGCGTCCTGGCCGTTGTCGCGCTCGATGACGCGCGCAATCTCTGTGTCAATGTGAAAGCCGGCAGCGGCGGCGGCGGCCTATCCGTTACCGACGAAGCCTCTTGGACTGCCGGTGTCTCCCAGTTCGTCCCCGGCGGCGGTGTCTATAACGACTCCGCTACCGCTCTCTCCTCCGGCCAGCAAGGGACTGAGAGAGTCACTCCGAATCGCGCCGTTCATGTCAACCTGCGTAACAACAGCGGAACGGAGATCGGCACTCTCAGCAATCCTGTCCGTACCGATCCTGTAGGCACTACAACACAGCCCGTCAATCTCACTGAGATCGCGGGCAACAGCGTTACAATTGGCGCTGGTAATATTGCCGACAGCCAGAGAATTGTACAAGGAACCGCCAGCACTTTTAACACAGGTCAGGTAAGCGTCGGATCGTCAGCCACGGAAATCATTGCGTCCAACAGTAGCCGGATATCCGTGGTTGTTGTCAACAATGGCACAACCAATATTTTTCTCGGCGGCTCCGGTGTCACCGCCACCACCGGTCAGATGCTTGTCGGTATCGCGGGCTATCCGATGCGTATCCGGTCGAGCGCGGCGGTCTATGGTATCACGTCTACCGGCAGCCAGACGGTCAGCTATCTTGAGGAGGTTCAATAAATGCCGGCTACACCGGGCGTATCGGTTACTTCCGTAGCCGAGCCTTTTCTTCTCACAAGCTACGTTCCAGCATTGGCCGCGTATCAACAGGTTCAGGCTATCTTTCAAAATATCGTCATTGTCCAAATGCCTCTAATTCTAACGTTCGTCCAGGGATGGAACGTGGCTATCGAATCCGAAGTGTCCGCGTCGGCGACAACCACGATCATCCGCCAGATCAATGGCGCGGTGATCGATACCGGCGCGAATGTCTATTCAAACGCCTCCACGATGACGATTTTTCTTCAAGCTATGGAGACACTCGGATATCTCGCGAGCGGTACGCAGTTATAGACGAAGCTATAGACGACTATGGCATTAACCGCGGCTACAGCCTGGGAAGTAGAAGCCACCGGGAGCGATTCGAACGGCGGCGGATTCGATACTTCCAATAAAGGCGCTACCGGCGTCGATATGACGTACGGTACCCATCAGGGAACTGTTTCATTTTCCTCTTCCCTTTCCGCCGTAGGCACTACATCACTGACCAATTCGAGTAGCAGCTTTCTAAACACGATGCTCGGCAACGTCATCAACATCGCCGGCCAGGGACTTTACTGTATCGTCGGTTATACGAGCACATCCGTAGTAACGGTTGACCGCGCGCTCGGGACTTTCACGGCTACCAGCGGCGTCGTAGGCGGCGCGCTGGCCAGTCCAGGCTACGCTTCTAACGTCATGGTAGGAGGGAACGTAGTCAACGTACAGTACGCCTCGTATTCGATTACGTCAGCTACCGTGAATATCTCGGGCGGCTGTATTTCAATGCCGGCCAACACCGCCGACACGTCTCAAAGCACGATGATCGGCTACCAGACGGCGCGCGGCGACTACGGCAACCAACCGGTTTTTACGGCGTCTGGTATCAGCGCGTTCACAATGCTGGCTAGCGGCGCGGGCGGGAGATTCGTGAATCTGGCGTTGAGCGGCGCGAATCTGACCACCAGCCGTGGATTCGTCAGTTCATCCGCGACGGTTTACAAGTGTCTTTTCGAGAATTTCACGAATGTCGCGATTGCCAGCGGCTCCGCTATCGAATGCGCGATTGCCAGTTGCACGACTGTTTCTCCGGCTATCGAGGCTATATTTGTATTGCGATGTATAAGTCACGACAATAATGTCACGGGGTTCGGCGTCTCGTCTTCCAGTTCTTATCTAGTCGATTGCATATCGTACAACAACACTATCGGCTTTCAAGATAGCACCGGCGCCAGTAACGCGGCTTTCATCAACTGCACGGCGTTTGGTAATTCGAGCGATGGATTTAAACTGGTTTCCGTAGTCACGGGAAACCTGTCGTCCGCCTGTCATAATTGCCTGTCCTACGGCAACAGTGGATACGGGTTCAATACATCGGCAAACGTGTCGAATTACCTGTATTCCTGTTTTGCGGGTGGTAACACCAGCGGTAATTTGACAGGGAGCGCGCAACAGATACCGTCGATTGTCAGTCTGTCCGCGAATCCGTTTGTTAATTCGTCATCGGCAAACTTCGCTCTCAATTCGACAGCGGGCGGCGGCGCGCTAGTACAAGGGGCCGGCGTCCCCGGCACATTCCCAGGTGGAAATACTGTAGGATATCTGGATGGCGGAGCCGTTCAACATCAAGGTACAAGCGGCGGCACGGTGATTTTTGTTATAGATGATTGAGGGAAATGGCTATGGCTTTTCAAATCATTATCGTTTTGCTGCTGGTGGTAGTAGTTTTGCTATTGCTGTTTGTGGCTGTGGAAATTCATTTGTTTCATTCGGGAATTGGAGGTATGGCGGACCAGATGATCGAAGGGGCGGAGCCAAATCCGGAGTCTGCAAAATCAGTTGAAAATCCAGTTGAAAATTCTCCTTCCGCGCGCGTCGAAGCTGAACATTGGAATCCAGTTACGATCCCTACCGCCGCCGCCGCCGCCGCCGCCGCCGCCGCCGCCGCCGCTACTAGACACGTCCGGACGGTTGCCGTTGCCGCTCTATTTGTGGATGGAAAGTATCATTCGTCCCGTCCAGTCAATCATCCGGATGTGTACGCGATCCTTGAAGGAAAGCATCCCGGCATGACGGTAGAAGTCCGCGAATAGACGAATAGACAAATAGACAAATAGACGAATAGGAATGGCAAATCCATATCCACTTCTCACCTTTCAACAGCTCTACAAAGAACTGACAGGTGAGATCTCGCCGCTTCCCGACTTGCAAGCAATGCGGCTTGTGAACCGCGCCTGGAAATACGTCAATGACTACCGGATGTGGTCCTGGCAGATTGTCTCCAATGCCCAGTTGTTTATCCCGGCTGTGATCACTCAGGGAACCGCCGCCGCCACCTACCAATCAACCACTGTCCAGATGGACGCGAGCGCGCAAGCCGCGATCAACTCTTATGTTTCGAGCGGTCTGACGCCGCCCCTCTTCTCTCCGGTCTTTGGAATCGGAATGCAGATCAGGCTAGGCACGGCGAATATCGGCCTGGCCGCCCCTACCGGTCCGAACTATTCCATTGTTAATTACGACACGGGTACCGGTATCATCACAATCGACCAGCCGTATGGCCAGAACACCGCGTCCCTAATGGCGTACCAGATCCTGAAGTGCTATTACGCCGCGCCGTTTCTGCCAGTTGCTCCATTGGGGACAACGGACATACAGTTCTCCAGGTTTCTATCTGTGACTGACGTGGAGAACGGTTATACAATCGCTGGCCGCCAGCTCTACTTTTCACAAGAGGAACTGAATCGCATCGACCCGCAGAGAGGTGGTCAAGGCCAGGCTTACATCATGGCGTATTGGGGCAAGAACACGAACGGCCAGCCAGTCTATGAAATGTATCCGAACCCTGTCCCATCGTCTTCCTATGAAGACTTGGCTCTTGGACCATTGGGACCAGATACCCTTTCCTGCAATTACGTCACGAAAGGCCCGTTGCTGACAATGACGACAGGGTTGCCAGCCGTCTCTTACGCCTTAGACGACGCGGTGATTTTCAGAGCCAAGAAGTTCGCCGGCCAATGGGCGCTAGCGAATGTCGGACGATATCCTAAGGAACTCGGACAGGTCAACTGGGTCGCTTACATCCAGATGATGGAAGAGGAGTTCAAACAGTCGTTTAGACAGTGTGTCAAAGAAGATGATGAGATCATGCCGAGTCCAAAACCGTTCGTTTACAACGGCGGATTCAGTTTTCCTTTAGGCGGTGAGTTCCTGCAATCGCACGATATTTCTTCCATTCTGCCGCCGATGTGATATCGATTCTGATATCGATTCGCTAGTCGATTCGCTAGTCGATTTGATGTATGATGTTGTTGTTAGTGTTTCTTGTGTCGGAGACTGCGCGCTGGGTACCGCCAGCACATCCACGTCCATCTACGTCCATCTACGTCCACTGGTATATCCGGCGCGCGATTTTGGAAAGTTGAAAGAGGTTTTTGAATGCCGCGAATCTCAAAACCCGGCGGCGCCGGTATGATCGGAGGCGTCCGCAGTCCGATGGCGAGTCCCGGACACGGCCTGGTTGCTAAAGGGCCAGTCAAACCACTCATCAAAGGGGCGAGCCGGAAGAGCGCGGCGGGCGGACCGACGAATATCAGGTCCCCGCAGGACTCAAGAGACAACGTATAAGGAGACAAAACGATGAAGATCACTCCAGGCGGTCCCGGTGGCCGCGTCGGTACCCTTCGATCCCCGATGGGAACAGCGTCTCAAGGTTTGATCAAGAAAGGGACGCTCAAACCTAAGATCAATCCGAATACAATCTGTGAAGACTGTGCGACCGGAGCGGCCAGAGTCAGAAGCGCGCAGACTGGCGGCAAGGTAGTTAAGCCGTTCTGACGGGAAGGCAATGGCCTATGCGTACCTTACGTTCGCGCAAGCCGTTACAATTCTGTCTAATCGCCTGCAAGACACGGGGTTTGTCTACTGGAATCAGCCGGACGAACTCCTGAATTGCATTATTGAATCAGTCAGGATATTCCAGGCGGCCACAGGGTCTTACAAGCAGCAGATCACTTTTAACACCACCACAAATCTCAACTACTACGACCTGACCGGTCTCCCGTCCTCCCCCCTCGCTTATACCGCGACAGATATCGAAATAGTTAATAACGTTTTGGCCGCGCTCCTCGAACCTCCCCTCGTCTACCCATTGTCATCCTGGACAGGTACCGGCCAGTTCTTTATCGAGCAGGTCCGGGCCGCGCTACAAAACCGTCTGAACCGTTTCATCGGTGAGACCGGATGCGCGGTCACTCAGATGACGATAGCGGATACTGTTCCTACCGAGACGATCTCCCTCCCTGGTTCTGTCATGGATGTGAGACGTGCCGCCTGGGTATCCGCGGCTGGGCCGCCAGCTACCGAATACGCTCTCGGCCGAGCTGACGAATGGGCGGAACAAGCGTACGCGCCAGGAGCCGCCGCGCAGCCTATCCCGTCCAACTACAGTCTTTTTGCCGATGCCGTATCGTCGCTCAGAATTATCCCGCCGCCGTCCCTGGCCGGTGCTGCCGATCTGCTGGTAGTAAACGCTGGTCCGTCAGTCCACCTGAATATAACGGCCCCGGTGGTCTTAGGGATTCCCGACGATCTCTCGCCAGCTTTGAAATGGGGGGTCATAGCCGATCTGTTGAACGCGGACGGACAGGCAAGGGATTTAGGAAGAGCGAAGTACGCCGAACAGCGGTATCAGGAGTTCGTTCAAATAGCGAAGTTCTATCCGTCCGTTCTGACTGCCGCGATCAATGGAGTAACGTGTGGAATCGGCTCTGTCGATGACTTGGACTCCTATCAACCGGATTGGCAGCAGACTACAGGCGCTCCAGGATTCATCGGGATGTGCGGGAGGAACCTGGCCTGCATAGGCCAGACGCCCGACAACAACGGTCCTTACAATATCCAGCTCTGGACAAGTGTAAGCGCGTCTACGCCCGCGAACAGCCCGTATCTCCAGGTGAGCCGGGACCAGATCGATCCGATACTAGACTATAGCCAGCATGCCGCCAGTTTCAAAATGGGAGGAGCGGAGTTCGAATCGACCGTGCCGATGTTTGAGAACCTGGTGTCATCGGCCAGGAGCCAGAACGGGAGACTGGACGCGGTGTCATTCTATCGCGGCCAGATGCAGATGTTTCAAGGTAAGAGTGAAGCGGATGTGCCGCGGATGTTTACAAGCGATGAGAAGACAGGACGGGTAAGACAGTAGTGGCAAACGCTGAATTCCAACGATCTCCGAAGAAAGGCAAGTTCGCCTATCACGGCGTGGACTTTCATCATCCACCCGATCTACAGCCGCCGAACCGCGCGCCTTTCCTTCTCAACGTCTCTCCGAACATTCAGGACGCGACCCTGCAAGTCCGTCCGGGAATGGATCTGATCCAGTCAAACATAAACGCGGGCCAGCCATTTCATTCGATTATCCGCTTGAACGACAACGTACCAGGAGCCGTCAATTCCTACTGCCGGTTCCTCGGCTCCCAAGGCTATCTGTACGCCGGCCAGACTTCTTTCAACCAGATCGATTCCAATTATTCCGGCAACCCTCTTTCAATGGTTCCCTACCGTCCTCCGCAGTCTCCAGAGCCTTGGCTGTACCTCTTTGATTCCAACAAAACTCAGAAATACAAAGCGGATGTATCAGGCGCGTCTATCACTCACGCCAATATCGGAATCGCGGTACCTGGTGTAGCGCCTACAACAGCTCTCAGCGAACCTGGCTATACGATCCTCCAGGACTCAAATGCGTCAGGGTCATGGTCTTCGGCTGGCGATGCCGGGGCGCCATCAACGGCTGACCGTGTTCCCTCGGGAATCACGACGCTGGCGACCGTTTATGACACTGGGACTACCGGCTGGTGTTGTGTAGCCTTGCAAGGCTCGTCTGTCGGGTATGGCTGGCTTGGCCTGGGTATGAGAATTGAAGTAGGCACCGAAAAGACCACGGTCGAACAGGTCTACCAGGTAACCGCCGGCACGGCCGCCTCCGCGGTTGTCTATGATTCCGGTTCTACCGGACTTTGTACTGTCGCCGTCACCCAGCCGCAGCAGGGACTCATCCGAAACCAGATGCTTTACATTGGAACGCAGTACGTCAGAGTTCTCTCTGTTACTGTGGGTCCGGACGGCACGTATTCTTTTAGATGTTCGAGCGCGTCCACGATATCCGCGAGCGATACTATTACGTTCCTGCCTGGGTTCAGAGCGTATTTCACATCGAATCATACAGGCGGCGCGGCGGTCGCGGGATCAGTTAACACGTCCGCGCTTACCTATTCGTCCGGTGTCGGTCTCGTCTCTCTCGGCAGCCTGTCAACAGATTTGACTCTGACGGCCTCCGGTACAACCGGCGTATCTCTGATCTCTGAAGATTACATGCATATATCTTTCTGGACGGATACGCCCGGCAATATCGTGGAAGTCCATTTCCTCCTGGACGTGGACGCGAGCGAGAACGACTTCACTCAGAATTATTATTACTACATATCCAGGCAAGGTGACTTTACGCCTATTGTAACCGGCGCCGGGTCTACGATCCCGACGCTTTTACAAGGCATTACCGCCGATATCGCCGATTCGTTCGAGGCGCAGGCGGAACAACAGACAGTCGGACAATCTCCTTACCCGGTCGCCCCTATCGCCAATCCAACCGGTGGAACTCCCCAGGGAAGTTCACAGTTACCATCTGGTGTCGGCACATGGTTCGAAGCGACATTCAAATTCTCAGATCTGGTCCGCGTCGGTACTGACGCGAGCGTCAACCTGTCTCAAGTGAAAGCTATCGGTATTCAATTCATTATTACCGGTGACGCCAATGTCGAATGGGGAAGCTGGTGGGTGGGCGGCGGGTTCGGTCCGGACGCTAATTTTAACTCATACGGCAACGAAGGCATACCGATTCAATACAGGTACCGCTACCGCAGTTCGGCCACGGGGGCGAGATCGGATGTATCGCCAGAGACCAGGAATGGAGAACTGCCGCGCCGACAGCAGTTACAGGTATCGATTACAGCGAGTCCGGATTCGCAAGTGGACCTGATCGATATCGAGAGATTCGGCGGCCCAATCCCGAAATGGAAACAAATCCTGACCGTCGCTAACGCCACGTCGGTATACGCTGACTCCGTGACAACTGGTTTCGCCCAGGGCTCTCAGGCGTTAGACTTGCAGCAGTATGTCCCTTTCCCGGTCACTGATAAACCGAGGCTAGGAACTTGCGACGTAGTAGGAACCAGAGTCACCTGGGTGTCCGGAGATACTTTCAATCAGTCCTGGATACGCGGAGTGGAGATCATTATCAACGAGCAGACGTACAGCCTTTACGCTCCGCCCGGCTCAACAACCGTACTCGATACAGCTCAAAATATCGGCGTCTATAGCGGCGTCGATTTCTCAATTCCGGAAGCCACTATCGCGGGACAACCGCTTGCTTTCGCCTGGGAGTCCAAAGGCAATGATGTCATTATGGCTTGTGGCGATCCTTATAACCCAGGCTTTCTCTATTTCACCCAACCAGGCAATCCTGACTCGGCTTCTGACGCCGGGTATATCGAGGTCACAAACCCATCAGAACCGTTGCTAGGCGGTGGTCATTATGAAGGAGCCGATTACGCCTTTACTACTCTCGGCGTCTATCGTATCGAGCCGGCGAAGGGAGGAACAAATCCGTTCGCCTCTTATAAGCTCTCTTTGACCTATGGCCTGGCCGGGTCCTGGGCATTCACAGTCAAAGCGCCATACATCTTCTTAGTTTCAACCGACGGCGGTATCTACGCTTACAATCCAGCCGGACAATCTGAACGCCTAACCGACGATCTCTACTCTCTCTTTCCTCACGAAGGCGAGCCGGGGCAGCCGTTGGACATTTCCTATCTGGAACCGGTGACGGCCTCGATGTTTTATCCTCCCGATTTCAATTTATCCGCGTATCTGAAACTGGAATTCGTCAACAATCAGTTGTTTTTCGATTACGTCGATACGACCAGCACCTATCACACTTTCTGTTATGACATGAAGACGAAAGCCTGGGTGCCTTATTACTACAACCCCCAAGTGACTATTCGATATCAAGAGGAGGGAGTCGAGAATCCATTGACTCTTCTCGGCTGCGACAACGGCGGTCTCTACTACGTCTCTAACAACACCGGCGATGACGTGAGCGGAATCGTTTGTCTGGTGGCTACGCCCGCCGACGACCAGGAAGACTCGCGGATGTTAAAACAGTACGGTGATGTCATGCTGGACTTTGAAGGGACGGTGAATGTCCAGCCGTACTACAAGAACCTTCAGACTTCGCCGGTAGGATCTCCGTATACTCTCGGTCCACAGGTCCCTCGCGGCCAATGGATCGTACCGATTGTATCGAGTGGAAACGGTGCCGATACCTCCTGGCAGCGGAATATCGGACTTGTGATCTCCTGGACTTCCGTACCATCCAGTTAAACTAGTTAAACTAGTCTAGTTAAATTAGTTAAACTAGCCTAGTTAAACTGTTTTTTTTGTATGCCTTATACACGATCCGTCACTGTAGAACGTAGTCTCATCGGATACTTTGGGGGTGCCCGTTCGGTTGTGTACGGGTCTGTGAACATTCCCAATTTCCCGATGCGGTTCGTGGGCGTCTACGCTTACCTGGCTACCGTAGCCAACGGCGGACTCGTCACTTCCGATACCGGCGTCGATATCTGGTTCACTTCCGACATGGCCGGATCTAATATTCTGCCATTTGAAAGAGTCACTTACGTTCCAACGACCGGCGCGGTCGAATTCTTCGTAAACCTTCCGATTCTATACGTGACCGATTCCGACGACAGCCAGGATACCGTCTGTTATATCTGGTACGGGGAATCCGGCGCGCCGGATCTGAGTAATACAGCCGGAACCTGGAGTTCTGATTACGCAGCCGTCTATCATTTTGGCGACGGCACGGCGGTTGATCTTACCGATTCCACTGTCAATGGAAACGACGGTAGTAACGATGGTTGCACGAATACAACCGGACTGCTATCCGACAATACCAGCAACACGACAGGCTCCGGTGTCGGCGGCGCGCTCGCCGTCCAGTTTAGCCAGACTGTAAACTTCGGCAATGGCGCGAGCTTCCAGGACATCGACGGGTCCGCGGGCTATGTGGCAATCGCCATAGTCTCTGTTGGTAGCAATACCGACAACAACCTCACCGACAACCGTCTGATTTTTGGCAACGAAGGCAGCGACGGCGACGGCGGCTTCTGTTTTTATCAATGGGCGAACGGCAACGGAAACGGCAGCGGAATCGCGTATCCAGGCTTGAGCGGCGCGGGGACGAGCTATGGCAGCTCATTCAACATGTTAAACAATGGCGTAAGCGCCTATTTCATGTTATTCGACCCTACCCGTAGTCTGATCGTGGGCGAAGGCATGCAGCAGAACGGCGTGCCGTGGGGGCCAGAGACGACAGGCTTAGGTCCGAATTATGCCGGACCGTCCATCGACGACTTTGTTATCGCCAGCAACAGCTATACTGTCCTGAATAACTTCTATCCAAATATTCCCCAGGCCAGCACGTGGTTTGAAGGGACGATAGACGAACTCCGGATTCTGAATACTTCCGCGAACTATCCATACCAGTCGATTGGCGCGGTCAGCGAATATTCGAGAGTCAGAATCGAATGCAATAATTTACTCCAAACAGAGACATATCCTTTCTATGTTATAGGTGATGAAAGCTTCGTATCGGATTTATCGGTATCTTGTAATAATCCGCCGGGAGGTTACGTCGGAATATTTTACACTCATACCTTCCTGGCGTTAGCCGGTGTCTCGCCTTATACTTTCTCGATTTCCGCGGGATCTCTTCCGACTGGTGTGACATTAGACGATTCGACAGGTATCGCCAGCGGCACGCCTACTACCGCCGATACCTACGATTTCACCGTCGAAGTAACTGACTCGATGTCGGACACCGCGACGGTAGATTGCTCGATTACTATATCCACGGTAGAGACCCTGACGATCAACTGCGGCAATCCGCCCGGTGGAGTCATAGGACAGGCTTACAATTCAGCGGTGATGGCGGCGGGAGGCGTCGAGCCGTATACTTTCTCGATTTCCGCGGGATCTCTTCCAACCGGCCTTTTCCTGAACCCTTCCACCGGGGCTATTACCGGCACACCGGCCACTACAGGAACTTTCACTTATACAGTAGAAGTGACCGACTCTATCTCAGACACCGCGCAAGTCCCTTGTCAAATTGTAGTCGTGGGGTTCGGCAATGTCATTTTGTATGAATGGGCTCCAAGCTATCTTCCCAAGCGCGAAGTAACATTAGCCCGAGTCACCGATTATACCGACTGCGGTTACAAAGGCCTGAAGTGGATGCAGGGGCGGCGGATTCACGCCAATACTTTTCAAGGATCTAGAAACATCTTGATTCAATACGACGGCGGCCAGACAGGGCCGTCGATCATTGTCACTCACCCCGGCGAACAGATTAAGCCGTATTCCTGGCCGCCTTTCCTGGCCCATTATGTCAGAATGGTACCGGTCGATATCGCCCCCGCGGACTGGGTGCTTTGGGATGACGGCGACTGGGTTTTCACGCCGGTTCCCGAGAACGTTCAGTATTGGGTAGCCAGGCCTACAAGCTTCGGAATACAAGGGTTCTTTCATATTAGAGACGCTATATTTGCCTACGCGGGCGCGGGGACTTTCACGATCCTGATGGACACCGGCGAGACTTTCAGTTTCGACTTGCCCGCCACAGCCGCGGGTGTTGAGAATAAACTGTACTTCCCTGTGAATCCGTTGAAAGGCAAACTGGCTACGCTGTCAGCCGTAGGAAATCCAGATCTGCAAGTCTACGTGGAAGACATAGAGGTAAGAGTGAAGCAGTGGGGGTCAAGCGGTCCCTGGCAGATCGCAAGATTGATTGGTGACCAAAGCCAGGTAGCGGCAAGGATCTGATTTCTAATGGCTCGAAAGCTCCCGGTCAACACGCGCATTCCGATCGAAGTGAACCGGCAGCTCTCCACTCTGACTCAGTGGGCGCAGCAGGACGAGGGAAGACTGTCGGTATTAGAGGCAGGGCAGGCGGGACAGACCGCCGCGGGACAGACCGGCTCTGCTTCTAATTCCTTTGGGCGGCAGCAAGCCAATCTCCTGCAATCTCTCTCCGCAAATGCCGTCCAATTAGTCCCCACGCCGGCTCTTCTGACCAGTCCAGGCAAACCCGGCCAGGTCGCGGTCGATCCGTCCGGCGATTTCTGGTACTGCTACGCTTTTAACAAATGGGCGAAGGCCAGCGGCGGCGGTGGCGGCAGCGGAACTGTTACCTCCGTCGCTTTAACAATGCCCGCTGGTTTCACCGTCACTGGCTCACCTATTACCACAGCCGGTACTATCGTTGTGACAGGCGGTCCGTCCGGCGGCGGCGCGTTGGTCCAATTAGACCAGACCACTCTTGGAAGCAACGCCGCGACCGTCGCTTTCTCTTCTATCTCGCAAAGCTATACGAATCTCCTTTTGACAATGAATCTGCGGAGCGCCTCTACTAGCGATATCGGCAGTCTTTATATCGATTACGCCTGGATTCAGGTCAACGGCGACACCGGAACCGTATACGACCAGGTGTATACCCGATCCAGTTCCGGTTCGACCAGTGGCGGCTATACAACTGGCGTGGCCAAGCCAGGGTTTGGACTGGCCACTAATGCTCATGCGTCTAGCGGATTTATTGGTATCAATTCCTTTGTATTTGCGGATTACTCTGGTTCCACTTGGATAAAAACAGCCACCGGATCGAGCGGAGCGGGCGGTGTCAACAGCATCCTTACTTACAATTGGTACTGGGATTACTTCGGATCGACGAACGCGATCACTTCGATGCTAATCGGACTGGTCAGCGGCGCCGATTTCGTAGCCGGCAGCCAGTTCACATTATATGGAATGCAGTAAAATGAAAGGAAACCGAAAGGAAACTGAAAGGAAAGGATTTTTGAATGGGCGCATACGCAACCGGGACCCCGCTATTACCAACTGGCTATGTAGCCGGCACGATTACGATTTCGAGCGGCCAGTCCGCCGCTCCTCAGCAGTTGCTGTCTCTTATCCAGACGCAGCTCGATCCGAACTGTCCAGGCGCCGCTTATGAACTCACACTTTACAACGGCGGCGCTGAAGTGCTTTATATAGGCCGTCAAAACCTGGCCGGCCCGCTGTCGTCATCGAACTACGGCTACCAGCTTCAGACCGGCCAGTCGAGAACGTATCGGTCGTCTGTCACTGGCGCTCATTCATCCGTTGGAGACCTAGAAGTGTTTGTAGCGTCCGCCAGTACTTTCAACGTAGAGGTGGCGGGGGCGTAAGAGTAAAAGGAAGAGCCGAAGGAAGATCTTAAGGAAGATCTTAAGGAAGAGAATGTGAGCACGCTTCCTAATCCGTTATCCAGCCTGTCGAATCCAGCCGGATCGACTTTCAGTACCGCTACCGCCAGCGCCCCTGGCGGCAGCGCGACCGGATTAGACCAGTCGATCTACGGTCTGCTTGGTCTGACAGGCGGGCAGGGACAGGGGATTTTAGGAGCCGGCCTCGGAACTACTACCGGCGGCCTCGCGCAAACTCAGTCCGGCGTTACCGCCGCGGCGCCCGCTCTCAATTACCTGACGCAATTAACGCAAGGCAACCAGGCCAGTCTGACTCAGGCCGCGCAGCCTGAGATCGACCAAATTTCGCAACAGTTCGACGCTGTAAGGAATTTGATCTCGCAGCAGCCAAGAGGCGGCGGAAAGGCAAGTGCTTTAGCCGAAGCTCCGTTCCAGCAGGCGACAGCCGTAGGGAATGTCGAAGCGGGTTTGCAGTCGCAGGCTGCCAGTCAACTCGGTAATCTCTCTACGCAGCTCGCGGGTGTTGGACTGGGAGAGGCCGGCGTGGGTCTCGGCCAGGAACAGGTTGGAACAGGCCTTGAACAGGAAGCGGCGAATATAGCTTTAGGCAAACAGGGATTGAATTATCCGCAGATGGAGCAGTTGTTGAGCGCGCTCTTATAAAAGCAAGAGCAAAGGCGGTTTCGAAATGGGATTATTGACAGACGTAGCCACAGCCGGTATCCAGTACGCGAGCCGCGGCGGGGGAGACGGCGGCAAGGGAGACGGCGGCAGACGAAAGAAGAAAAAGCCGGAACAACCGGCAGGAACGAATCCGGACGATATCCCGCAGTACAAGCACGGCGGCAAGGTAAGAAAAACCGGATTGGCCCGTGTTCACAAGGGAGAGCGTGTGTTGACTCGCGGCCAGCAGCGCGGGATGAGTATGAGGGGAAAACGCAGGTAACAATTAATAGTTTAATTAATAGTTTAATCTGAGGGATTTCTATGGGGCTGCTTACTACTCTGCTTGGGATGAAGATGAATTACGAACGCCAGAAATCCCAGGCGGAACAGGACAGACAAACCGCTCTCATCACAGGCCTGAGCGGTCTGGCCAAAAATCAGGACGCGGCGCCTGAAGTCCGGAATACCGCGCAGCAGATGGCTTTACAAGTAGGGATGGGGGTTTTGATTGGACAGGGCGGCCAGGGTCAAAGCGGCAAAAGCGCCGGGATTGCAGGGACACTTGCAGGGACACCTGGATTGACTGGGACGGGTAAAAGCGGCGGCAGTGGCAGTGGCGGCGGCGGTAAAGGCAAAAGCGGCAAAGACGATCTGCAATGGCTGTCGCACGGTATCCTGAGCGCGTTGTCTGGCGCGGGCAGGCAGGCGGAAAGCGTAGCCGGGATCGGGGCCAATCGTCCAAGCGGCAAAGAGCAGCAGCAGGGACAGGCGATCCAGCAGGCTTTACAATCTGCCGGACAACAGCCGAGGCCAGGCGAGCCCGGCACGGCTGGCGAGCTGCCTTCAAACATTCCTGGCGAGGCCGGAAGAGTTCTCGGTCCACAGCGTGTCCAAGGTCCTTCCGGACCGCAACGCGCGGGCATGTTTCTCAATCAGGCGGAACAAGACGAGCGCGCGCAAAAACAGGCTGCTTTTAAATCCGAAATGGAAACGCGAGCCGCGGTACAACAGCAAACAGCCAGACTTGAACTGGAAGCCAAGCAGGCGCGCGCCGCTGAAAATCTGAAGCGCCAGGATACTGAGGATTATTGGACGGAACATTTCAAAAAGGAAGGTAAGACAGGACAGGATCTTATCAATGCCGTAGACGCGCAAATAGCTAAAGAACAACCACCACAGTCCGGATCTACGGAGAAAGTGGAATTCACCGCGCCTAACGGTGAATCCATATCGCTTTATCGAAGTCCAGGCACGCGCAAACTTTATGATACGCTGACTGGCGCGGAAGTCTCCGGCTTGGATCTCCTGTCCAAAGGTTACAAGCCTAAAGAACCAGCCGCTCCGAGCGGCGAGAAAGGCACTCTCGAACAATCTAGAGAGGCGCATGAGATCGCGGACAATCCAAGCAAACACAGTCCGGCGGAGGTAGAAGCGGCACAGGCTTTTATCAAAAATGAAAAACTCGGGATGCAGTCCCGCGCGGAACGCAATGTTGTAGAGTTGATGGGCATTCCCGGCCAAGGCGGACCGGTTGCTCCGGCTGTCGCGGGCCAGCGGCCTATCGATAGGCTCAATCCGAAGCAAAAGCAATCGGTACAGACAGCGATCAATGTAATGGCTGGCGTGGTCACCGCGGGTATCGGCGGCAATATCCTGCGATTTCAAGCCAATGATGGCATAAACACAATAAGTGAGATCACCGGTCTACCCGTAGAAGAACTGAACGCGCGCGGCGAACGGCGGAAAGCGGATCGGCAGGCGTACGACCTGGTAAACACACAGCTCGCCGGTTATCAGGCGTTCTCAAACGATCTAGACCGCTATGGCAGGGTATTGACCGGATTGCGCGACCGGCTTCCCGACTCGGAAGTAAAGGTGTTGAACAAATGGCTTTTTTCTGGTGCAACCAATTTTGACGTGAAAGGATTGTCCGATACGGCTACGCAGTACGGACTTGCTCTGGCGGCGGTGCGTAACGGGTACGCTCGTATCATCGGCGGCGCCACACTTTCACGGGCGGGAACATCTCCGGAAGCTTTGAGAGACGCCAGTCTGTTGATATCAAATGGACTGACCAAAAAAAATGCACAGGCGACAATAGATCAGATCCGGACGGAAGCGCAGCAGACAGTAGGCGGGAGACGGGACGAAGCGCGGGATTTGTTAAAGAATATTTCGCAGCCGCTAGTACCTGAGCTTTATGGAAATCAGTACCAGGAGATTCCGGTTACGCCGGTTACGCCGATAGCGGGAAGACAAGGACAAGGACCCGCCGAACCGCAAATCAGGATCATCAGTGTGAAGTGACATGGCACAACGCACAATCGAAGCCGAGATAGACGGTAAACGGCGGACTATTACCGCGGATATTCCGGATGGGGCTACACAGGATCAGATCATATCAGCGGTGAAATCGTATCTGAAGACATCGCAGCCATCACCTTCATCGCCTCCACCTACACTTGGCCAGAAATTGTATAAGGGAATTGCAGAGTTTGGTCAAACCGGATTGGAACTCGGGGAAGGTGCAATTGCAGGCTCCCTGTCAACTTTATATCACGGCGGCGACATTATCCGGCGGGCTACAGGAGCCAAACGTATCATAAACCAGCCAAACGTACAAAAGCTGATTACACCGCCTTCCACGTTGCCTGGAAATATTGGATTCGGATTGGAACAAACCGGAGAATTCTTTCTTCCAACAGGAGAAGAGAAAGCCGCGGCGGCGCTCACCGCAACGGCAGGTCCCAAATTAGCCAGAATCGCGCGGACCGCCGCCGACGCTTTCAAAGTCGGCGGTGTCACAACCGCGCAGACCGGCGATATCGGCTCGGGCCTTCGTTCCGCCGCCACTACAGGCGCGATCAATATCATTACACCAGTAATTACAAAAGGCCTGGGACTGGTAGGCCGGAAGATTCAGGCGTCTACAATCCGGCCGCGAGCGACCGACGTAAAAGACGGGTTCAGTTGGTCTACCTTAGACAAATTCAAGTTGAAAGGCAATCTCGACCAGTCGCTTAAGCAGGTGGAAGGAAAACTGGCGGAACTGCGTACCGCGCGTAACGCCTTGATCGCTCCCGGCAGCGCTACTATCAATCTGAACCAGGTATTACTCAATGTCGGAAATGAGATCCGGCAGGAAGTAACACAATTGAAGTACGCGGGTGAAGGCAGTAAAATTATGGGAGCATTCTACGCGCTTAAATACGATATTCTTCAGTATTCTCTCCGCGGCCTCCCTGGGCTGCGCCGTACGTGGGGCGCAAAGGTAGATATCAGAGTCGCTGAAAACGCCAAGGAATATCTGGGCATGTTGGGATCATGGGCGTATGGAAGACCGGATCGTGAAGGCGCGGCTGCTGAAGCCGCGGCCAACAAAGCGTATCTGGGATTGAAAAACGGTATCGAACAGGCGATCGGACCGCAGGGACCGGAAGTGCGGGCGCTTAACAAACAAATGCAGGAGTTGATACCGGTCAAACATGCCATGATAGCCAGGATACCGATAGAAGATCGAAATCGTGTATTCAGCCTGGCCGATATAGCCGCTATGCTTCCGGCTGCCATGACGGGCAACGCGGCGGACCTGGGGCTGGTTGCATTGACGCGAGCGCAGAAGAGCTTACGGCTGGGCAACTGGCTTATCCGTAATGCCGGCAATGTATCGAAGCCTATACTGGGAAAAACCGCTGGAATTGGCGAGCGCGCGCTGGAAGGCATGAGTGAACCAGACCAGACCTCCAGTGACAAATAGACCAGACAAATAGTCACGTGAGTAATGTGAACACCGATATCACAGTTGTTCTTGCTGTCAACAGCAGTATCCTGCTTGCCTTAGTTTTATTTGTGGCGAGGTTAGCGTTTGCAGCCGGTATTCTGGATCAGCGGGTCCGGGAGCAGAGTGAAGAGATCAAACGGCTTCGGGACAAGCTCGATAAATCCATAGGACGGTAATCGGCGGCGGCTGGCGGCGGCTGGCGGCGGCTGGCGGCGGCTGGCGGCGGCTGGCGGCGGCTGGCGGCGGCTGGCGGCGGCTGGCGGCGGCTGGCGGCGGCTGGCGGCGGCTGGCGGCGGTTACGGCTACAGATGGCTATTCCATATCGAATCTCAATACTTTAGTCGAGAGGAACGGATGCCCTTCGACATACGCCTCCGCAATCGTCTCCGCCGGCACTCCCAGCGCCAGCAGCCGCTCTTTTGATAATGTCTGGCGGGTGATATAGCCTTCATAGCTGAAGCCGTCGAGTCCATACTTGATCCCTTTCAGATTGAAAGCTTCGCAGACGGCGGACAGTTCTTCTTTGTTTGATCCCAGTTCCTCTTCGGCTTCTGAGATCTTTGCTTTGAGCTCCGTGTTTCGTTTCAGTAAGATAACGGCGCGGTTGAAGATATCCCGGTCTGGTATTTTACTAGCCAGCGGCAGTTTAGAATTCGACGCGGATGTGAACCGCGGTCTCTTCTCTTCGTTATTCGTATTCGTATTCGTATCAGCCATTGTATTTTCCTTTTTATTCCTTGGCGTGCCAGCGGTCCAGGATATCGCAGTCCGCCTTGATCAGACATCGCCACATCCGTTTCTTAGTTACCCGGTCGTCCATCACATGCTCAAAGATGTAAGTCATTCGAGAACCTATGAAATCAGCATATGCTTCGTCTACTTCCGTTATCACCTGGTCATGAATAGACAATAGCGCCTCGCAATAGACGCCGTTCTCTCTCACAATCTCAAACTCGCTCTCGCATTCCGCCATCGCCAGTTTCGTTTGTTCCGCGTTAGAATTAGTGACAGCGAAGTTCTGAGCTTCTCTCAGTCCCTCTTCCACTTTCCAGAAGTGCGTCGAGCGGATCTGCGGTATATATCTTGCCCGTCCCCAAGGTCCCCATACGAAACCGTACCGGCGAGCCCGGTAATACTGAGTGTCAAAGTAGGGTTGGACTTCCGGATAGGCCTGGTGCCAGGAAGCGATGAATTCCTTGCACCAGTCCTTGTTAAGCCAATCGGGGGGAGTGATGCCAGCCGCCCAGTAGTCTCCGATCAACTGAGCGTACAAGCCTTCCTCTGTCGTGCCGTTCTGAATGCTGAAGTTCGTTCGTTTGGCGGGCAGGCGGTGACGGTATTTATCGACTTGCGAAGCGTCTCTAAGGCCAAACGCTTTGACGGCTGTGTTGACATGAATATCGCCGCCGGACTCGTAGACTTTGAAGATAGAACAGGCGTTGGCAAGATGGGCGAGATCCCTGATTTCCATCTGAGAGAAGTCTACAGATACCAGTTTCGTACCCGGCGACGCGACGAAAGCGGCACGGATACGAGAGCCCAGAGTGGACCGGATAGGAATTTGCTGGAGGTTGGGACGGCGGCTGGACAGCCTGCCAGTGATAGCCCTGGTGGTCGTGAATTCCGTGTGCAGCCGTGTAGTCGCTACACGATGAGGAAGTTCGCATATCGGACAACAACTAGAGACAGGGTGAAGCTTTGCCAGTACAGGCAAAGAGTCACAAAACGATTCCTTCAGCTTCTGTCTTTCCCGATACTGTAGAATCAGTGGGACGACCGGGTGATCGTCTCTCACCTTGTCTAAATTCTTTCGTCCGGTAGACACTTTGCCTGTGGAAGTTGATTTGAGCTTCTGGTCGCGCCCGACTTTCAACAGATCGAAGAGTAATGTCCGGATCTGTACCGCGCTCGAAGCGTTCAGAGCAGCTAGTCCTTCCTCTTCCTCGATCACGGCGGCCTGAGAAGAGAATTGATTGAGCGCCCAGGCGGGGATATAAGAAGAGATCTGAGACTCCAGGTCTTTCATTTCCTTTTCGAATTGGCTGGAGAGATCCTGGAGGTAAGGAACGTCTATTCCTATTCCTATCCGAGACATTCTATTTAACTGTGGAATGATCATCGCGTCCAGACGCCGGATGTTATCCAGGTCGGGCTTGCCTGGAAGTGTGACGCCTCCGAACAGCTTCAATTGATTTAACGTGTCCTGGACGTCTTGGCCGTCCCGGTTGTCCCGGTTGTCCTGGTTGTCCCGGTCTGTATCGTAAATCTGAAATGCAGTCTGCCGCCGCCGTGCCAGTTCCACAGCCGCTCTGCCTGTCCAGTCGGCATCTCCGACAGCATACCGGATCGCGTCTTTCATCTTGCAATTGGCGATACCTAAGACAGGGTATTTACCTATCCGGTTCTCCATATGCGATACCATCCAGGAGTTCAAAGGGTCTTTCCAGAAAGCGTCCAGTCTATCCCACGGATCGTAATCCGAATGTGGCCGCGCCAGTCTCAACAGCCTGGTCAGAAGAGATTCCAATTCTCCTTTATGAACCTTGACGCTTTTCTTCTTCTGCTCTTTAAACGACAGGTCGGATTCGGCTATCTGGACCGCTTCGAACATCCATTCCTGTAGATTTAGGATAGACGCCGGCCAGACTGTCTCTTTGTACGAAGTCATGGTGTGACGAAAGAGCCTGTAGACCAGCGGCTTGAGACCTTGCGGCAGGTTTCCTAAGTGAAAAGCCTCTTGCATCGTGTCACGGTAACAACGAACGTGGATATCGAGTTTTCGTAGGACTTCGAGGTCGTACGAGGCGTTATGAAAGATCACTTCCTCCGCTTCTCGCACCAATCGCTGTAAGTGGTATAGCGCTTCGGCTTCTTTAACGAGAACGATACGGCCCATTCCAGACGCTTGATTGTATTGTATAGACCAAGGCTTACCGTCGTGACTTTCAGTGTCGATACTGATTCTGCTTGACGCTCCAATGTCACCCGCAATATCCACGGCTTCAGCAAGTGAATAGTCATACGGTTCTATCTCCGGATCGCCGTCGTCTCCAAATTGAAAGAACTCACCTAGTCTCCGCCAATCTTCCATGGCCGTCTGCATCCACCGGCCTTCATGCAACCCTTGAGCGGGGTGAAACATAGGTACAACCACGCCTTGCCAGCCAAACAGATCCCCAACTTTGCTAGTAGGTTGGGGTATCCCGTGCGCCGCTTCTAAATCGATCCCTTTGCCGTTCGTTACAAGAGAGCAGGCGGACGCTCCCAGAAGCAATATGACTTCCGGATTCGTCCGTTCAATTTCCCGCGGGATATGGAACGGGGCGCATCCGGCTATTTCCTTGCCAGTCGGTTTCTTATTATTCGGCTCGCCGCACAGGACAGTGTTGCAAACCCGGATCTCGGACCGGTCCAGACCAGCCAGGGGAAGATACAAGTCATCTAGTTCCTGGCCGGCCTTGCCGCAGGCGACTCTGCCGTGCCTGGATTCGTCCTGGCCGGGACGCTCCATAATCGCTAAGATACGAGCTGGTTGCGGACCGTCTCCTCCAATAGCTCTCGATTTCCTTGGACAACTCGGACAGGGATCGCGGAAGTAGGTATAGATATCAGGCAAGGGCAATACTGTGATCTCGGATAATCTCTACCAGACGCAGCATGTCAGATAAAAACACATAGTCGTATTCGTTGTCTTTGTTGTCTTCGTCGTCTTCGTCGTCTTCGTCTTTTATATCTCTGTATCGTTTCAATATCTGGCGCTCAATGTCTATCAATTCAGCTTCATAAATTACCGTTGCCGTTTTTGCCGTTTTTATCTTTACCGTTTGTGTTTGCATTGTTTTCTCCTCTCAGCCATTCGACGATTTGCGTGGCCATTTCTTTTCCAAAATGTTTGACATTCCCTTTCCTGTCGGTCCAAGGCACCATCCGCCAATCCGACACCCCAGCCGTGACCATTTCAAACGGAGACTCGAAATACTCTCCTACAGACCATGACTTCGCGTCGAGACCAGGGATCTGGGCGGCCATGACTGTAACAGCGTTAGGCTGCCCGTTGAAAACTGTCACCGTGCCTCTTCTTTGCTGTGAAGGGTTATTGGTATAAATCGTGTCATGGCTCTTGTGAAGATCGTAGTCTTTTTGCCACCAGTGATATCTGGAAGCGTAGAGATGAGCCGTTTCAATCGCCGATCCAGTTCTCCAGAAGGGTACACCGCCGCGTTCATACTGAGAGTAAAGGTAAGAGTCCACCTGTCTAAAGGAGACGCCGGAGCCGCGGTGATACAGAGTCTGCCAGCCATTTCTGCCGGCTACCTCGATTTCTCCATTGGGACCAGGCCGCCATAACCCTTCTACTACGAGTTCTACCCTGTCGTAGATCGACCACATGCCTTTCAACTGATGGCCGGATAACCTCCTGTCCTGCATCGAAGAGATGAGGTCTGGAAGGCGCTTCCGCTCATATCCGATTAGCCAGCCGTTAGATGATTGAATGGCCAGGTCGCCGTAGTCTAAATGAGCGATAGACAATGGAAGGCCAAAGCAGGCGATGGCTTCGAGCAATCCTTTGTCTTCCCGGTCGTCGATGAGCAGGCACATATCGCTTATCGCTTATCGCTTATCGTTTATTTGTCAATTCTCGCCCGTCTGGCAATCCAGCATCCCTGGCCGTCCGTTTCGATCTGCTGTTCTCCCCATTTCTGATGAACGGCCTTCCAGACGCCGGGAAAATTCGTTTCACTGGGCGGATCAAAATCGTGTCCGGCCATCCATTCCGGACCGGTATCCCACCAGACATCTAAATCGTTTTCGACCGATCTCTGGGTGTGATCGCCGTCAATAAATACGAAATACGGCGGATGAGAAATCTTGCCGCTCAACCTGTATTCGAACAGCATAGACGCCGCTATACTGTTTGCTCTGACGACTCTTACAATATCTGACAAGCCGCTTTCATATAAGTGATGGAGGAACGCCGGGAAGACACCGCCGTGCCGCGTCCGGCAGTTATAGGCCGCCCATTCCTGTTCATTTTTGGGCTGTACGCCGTAGATCTCCGGGTAGCAGAAGTCCATCTCTTTATATGGCTCCCACGGATCGACCGCATAGACTTTTATGTCTTTGCCGGTGTCTTTGATTTTTTTTGCTAGATAGAGAAGAGAGCGTCCGAACGCTACGCCGACTTCGACTACTGAGGAGCCGGGTGGAGTGGTGAGAGCCACTTCGTCATAGAGATCCTGCCAGCCAAACCAGCCGGGACAATCGCGCCAGGTAATCATATATTCCCCAGTTCTTTCTCCATCCATGGCTCTTTGAAAATCTTCGGCTGGCTGCCGTCAAACTTGAATTCTTTCCAAGACCTGGCCGACTGTCTGGTCGTTGTCCATATCGACTGTCCGAAGTACTTGAGCCAGATAGGATAAGAGAGCGCGCCGCGTTCAAAGCCAATATTGAAAGATCTGGACAAGTCTGGCCACATCATAAAAAGATTGTTCAGATACATCAGGTAATGAGCCGAATAGTCAAATCCTTTCGGTTCTACCTGTTTGCAATTCCAATTGGGAGCCAGGATTTTGAAGTAAGGTGCGCGAAGAAACATCGTGCCGCCGCAGGTATTCAAACCATTGCCTATGCGGATGAGACGATCGTCCGGAGATCTTCCTTCAGCGGCGTAGTGAGCTGGGATGGTTTCGTGGTAGCAGCAGCAGCCAATCACGTTCCGATCCCGATTATCTTGACTGAATTGTTTCGTCCATTCACATAGGTGGAAAGCGTCCGTGGCCAGGATCGCGTCGTCCTCCACGTACAGGACAGCTTCCACGCTGTCACCTTTAAATCCATAGTCCAACAGCCATTTGGACACGTTGTTCGGATGCGAGTCGCAGGTCTCTTTAACGATTTCAAACGGTATATCCGGATTTCTCTCTACTACCTTGACCGCCTGTTTTTCAACATCAGGGTCCGCGTTTCTACCGGCTGATATGCCGATGACGATCTTATCCGCCCACGCGCTTCCCCATGCTACCCAGTCTTCAGACCAACGCTGACACCTAGCTAACGCTTCGAGACAGAGTTTGGCCGAGAACGGCCTGCGGTATGTAGAGACTACAACGACGTTACTCATCTGACAATCCAGCTCCTTCCCTTCACTTCCACCGCTTGGCTACGGCCAAAATACTCGTCTACGGCTTTTTTAACGCCGGGAAAGCCGGGGTGATAATCGTGGCCAGCGATCATTCCACCGGCCACGGAAATCAGCGGCTCCCACTCCATGAGTTCGCGCGTCAGATACTCGTACGAATGATTTCCATCCAGGAAAACGAAGTGAAGCGGACTACGACCGGTGAACAGGTCCGCGGCTTCTAAACTATCCATCCGCATGATTCTAAGCGGGTCTGGAGACAGACCGGTCCTGTCTACGAAATGCGCCATTGTCTCGAATAGCGAGTCGTGGTGTTCCGCGTGAACTCCCGGCTCTACATTGGTTTTGCTGGTCTTGTCGAATAGCCAAGGGTCTGTATTTGGATTCATCGACCAGGAATCTACCGCGTAAACTCTAAGATCTTTGTCAGCGATCTTAGCGGCCTCCGCTAAATAAACGGCGGACTGTCCCCAGAACGATCCGACTTCGACCAGGACAGAGCCAGCAGAGGCGGTCTGGACCGCTTCATCGTAGATATCCTGAAAGTCAAACCAACAGGAAGGGATCTGTTTCCAAAGACTAGGTTTAGACTTGTGCATTTATGATTTACTCTTCCTGTTCCGAAGGGTCTTCGAGCAAGTCTAGTGAGTCTACAGTGCTTTCCGGAATTCCAAACCACGCGCCGTTGAGCAGCGAAAAGATCGTATCTATACCGCTGGATTTCAGCGCTTCGTCAAAGGCAAGCCATTCTTGTATAGTCATTGCAATTGCTCCAATAGCCCTAATCGCCCTAATCGATACAATCACTCCAATAGCCCTAATCGATCCAATCGCTCCATCGAAGCTTTTACGATATCTTCCGCGTCCCATTGCAACGGTTCAGACTGGTGATACAGTGTCATTTGTCCGCTATACCAGTGAGACACTTGCTTATCCGGCGTTCCCCACCGCCAACAGGAAGACTTCGGCAACAGGACCATACAAGGCACCTCCAGGAGTCCGCATAGATGGGCGACCGCCGTATCGACTGTAAGCACGAAATCCATCGAGAGCAGATATTCCGCGGTTGCTTTCCAGTTGGCCATGCGCTCTGGTTCCAGCTCGACGTACTCCGGCTGCCTGAATTCCGGAGCGGCCTTGTAAATATCCTGTTTGAACGGCGAAAGAGATAATATCTTATAATTACAGGCGAAATAAAAACTTCGGGAAATCCGGTCAGCGGCTTCGACAGGTAGGGATTTCGTGCGGATAGGAGAAGAATTTTCTTCCGCCCGCCAACAGAAACCAAGACGGAACAATCTGCCAGCACTCACATGACGATCTACAAGCAAGGCGTCCGCGTCCGTGGCGTCCGTGGCGTCCGTGGCGTTCGTGGCGCCTGGCCGGAAGTTCGGCGGCGGGATATCCATCCATGACTTCAACTGGAAGACCGCCGGCAGACTCATCACACTGGCCGCGTACTTCCAAATTCCAAATCCGACGCTGTCGCGGTCGATTACAAATATATCGTCGATTCCAAACTCTTTCCAGTCACAGAAGTGTTCTAATGGCTTCCACAGCATCAAACCTAACCGCTTTACTTTTTTGACGGATTTCAGCAGCGGCAGCCACCGCAAAGTCATGAAGGTATCGCCATACCCTCCTTCCGATTGCACCAGGAGACTTTCTACGTTCTCTTCACCGTTGTAATACAGACTGCCAGGCCATGGAGACCAGGTGGTATAAAGCCTGCCGGCTTCCCAATACGGCATGGCTTCTTGAAACAGTCCATATCGCATAAGCGACTGGGCATAGCCCAAAGCCGCCGGCGGAAAGTGTTTTCCATGCGATTCCAAGGTTCCTCTGGATTTCATCAGTTCAATCGAGTGTTTGTGGCACGCGAGCGTTTCCTCGAACTGTCCGAGATCTGTCCAAAGCTGTCCGCAGGTGTGCCAGAGCGACGATTCCGACTGCCTGTCCTTGTCCGCCATGAGACCGTTCAGGGTTTCCCTCGACCAGCCGTAATGGCCGGTGCGGCGGCAGTGGACGGCGAGAGCTAGACGCTCCATGTATTCCTGGTCTGTCATAGACATGGTTATTACCTATTACCTATTCCCAGTCTCCTAATTCGCTATCTGGTCTGAGCGAACAGGCCAGGTACTTGAACTCGGCCATTTCCCCAGTCAGAAGCTTCTGTCCGTCAGGCCCTTGCAGAGCGGCTCGATCCTGGCACATTCTGACATCAAGCCAAAACCCGTCTTCAACTGTGAACCGGGTCTCGATTAGAACGTTTGCGTCAAAGCCGAGCTGCTTATAACCGGCTGGCTCATCGTATCCGAGCGCTGTCTTTTGCAGGTATGCTTCCTTGGCTTCCGTAGTCACTATCAAATGCTTTGTCTGAAGCGATTCGAGTAGCGATCTCATCTCGGTATTCGGCGGCTCCCACGCTGTCTTCTCCGCGCTGAACCGGTTCGATCTTCCATAGTGGGCCGCTACGATCATCTGATACAACTGATAGCCGCTGTCGATCCCAATCGTCTTCACGTCTTTGTTATCAAGCAGTTTCCAGCATGTCGCTTTCACTTTATCCACCAGGTCTCTGTAAAAGTCTTTCGACGCCTGCAAATCCATCATGGACATTTCCATCGGATTCTTGTATTTGTAGAAGGCTTCCGCGTCTTTAGGCCAGTAGATCCGGCGATGAGGGTAGAGTTCTTTCATGACCTGTTCGACCGTCGGACGGGTCTTTCGTTGTAAAGGGATTACGGCTAGTCCTGGCGCCGTCGCCATCAGACGGGTCTTACCTGTGCCCGCCCGGCCAAACACACCGAGAAAGAGTTTATCCGGCGTGCCGATTGTAAGCGTCTCGAATTCGACCGGTACGATCGTATTCTTCATTCGCTGTATCCTTTTCTAATAGCCGCTTCCCTGTTCGATTCGATCATTCGTTCCATCCCGTCTATCTCCGCCTGGCTGAATTTTATGAGGTACCTGGTGTAGACCGGGTCCGGCCATTCGAAAAGCGAGAATACATGCCACTGGACTAACCTGCATTGGTATCCGAGGCAATAGCCCAGTCCTTGCGACATCCACAGCCACTTATTCAAGAGATCCCGTTGCGTTAGTTTTTTGGCGCGGCGGCATTTGAACTCTTCGATTCTGAATTCTCCGCCGGTAAAAGTCATGCCGTCCGCGTTCATGATAACCGGTCTTGTGATTTCCCCAGGCTGCCAGACCATATCTGGATAAAGACTGGCGAGGAACTCTTCAATCGCGTGTCCTAACACCCAGCGGAGGGGCATTTCCTCATCCCGGATATCTTCGAGACGGGAAGTAAGTTTAGAAATATCGGCGCAGTATTTCAACAGGCCGGAGAGATGTAAGCCGGCGGACCTGGCCGGTGGGATGATGTAGCCGTCCGGTCCGGTCTGGCGAGGCAATACGGCTCTCCTCGCCAAATCGGACCGTTCCAGTTTCACATCGATCTCTGAGATCAGAGTCGGCATATAAAAGGCACACGCGAAATTACTTACTTACTTTTGGATTGTGCCTTCTACTCCCCGCTTAATTCTTGCTACGGTGCGCCGCTGAAGCCACATGAGAGCTTCTTCAATGTGTGTCAGGGCGATTGCGTTCTCCCGGCAGGAAAACGGGCCAGTCTGAAAGGAGCGAAGACGGTCAATGACGATAGCCAGTAGAGCCTCTTGCGTGATGCCGTTGACGCCGAACTCTTTGATAGGGCCGTTCTGGAACCCTATGAAACACGTGTTCCCGAGCGAGAAATGCTGACTGTCTGGAGATATCGATAGGGTTTCCCCCTTCTCCAGGATGGCCTCTAACTCTGCAATCGTCGGGAGGAGCGTCTTGATGGCGTTCCAGCCAATCGAATACTGATGACAAGCGCCGCCAGCACCAGGTTCGTCCAGCACCTCTATCTGCAACTGAACGGCTTGATCCATACTGACAATGTGGTCGGTAAGCGTTCTCATTGGAATGTCACCGACCCATCCTCGCCAAGTGAAAACAGTTCGTTCACCGCTCCGATTGCCTCCAGCCACGTCGTGTCCCCGAGCTTCTCCTGCACAGCTTTCTTTAGGGCCGCCGGTACCGCCGGTTTGTGTCTGTTGATGGCCAGGTAGGCTTCGATTTTCAAGCGGTTGATGCCAGCCTGCGGATCTCCGGGAGACGCGATTGTCGTTCCTTTCTTGGCGGGCGCGAGGGTGTTTTTGACAATGTCGAACGCGATATCTTCGGCGGCAGCCGAACCGCCGCCAATTCCGTCCGCGGTCTCTTCGGGTGCTGATAGAGTTGACGGAGTTGGCGCTCCGTTCACCGGCTTAGCGGCAGCCGCAGCCGCAGCCGCAGCCGTTTTCTTTTCCGCGGCGGCAGGTTTGCCTTTGGCCACGGCTTTCTTTTCATAAGGGAACTGCCGGATCTCCTTGACAACAAAGACCGTCGGATCGCTGGTCTGGTCATCCCGGAACTTTTTCTCCGTCAGATTCGTGAAGTAGGCGCGCAGACCTACCAAATCTGGGAAGTACGTCCGCTTCAGGACCGCCGGCTTGAAGCCCTTTTCGACTAGGGACTGGGTAAATCTCATCCATTTGGTCTTGTCGTTGATCTGGTAGCCGTCCTGAAGAGCGAACAGGGTGTCTCCTTCGGCACCGAGACCTCCGCTCATGTCTTCGGGGTCCGCTTCCAAGTTGCCGTTGGGATATTTGCCGGGGTGAACGAGGGACAGTTCCCCCGTCATTTTGTCGCTGCGTTGAATAGACAACATGATTGATTCCGGGGCTGTCGCGTCTTTAGTCTCGGGTTCGCGATAGCGCTGAATCGTCAGCTCGCAGAAAAGTGACGGTGTGTCCTGGCGGCCGGTAGACTTATCTGGCGGGTATTGGAAAACAACGGCTTTGGCGTCCACTACTTCTCCCCATCCATCGGCGTATGATCCTTTGAAATGCAATGCGTCTTCTGGCGCGCTCGATACTTTTGGCATTCTCTTATTTCTCTCTTTCCTTTTCGTTATAGTTTTGGCGGCGGCGGGGCCGCGGCCACGGTGAAAAGCCTGAATCCGGGAGGACAATACGATCGGCCTTCGGCTCCGCTCAACTGTCTACAGGAGTTGTCTAAGATGAACATCTCCGACCAATCGCTCTCTGACCTGACCGGTCTGCCTCTGATCTGAACCGTCTTTTGAGAGGCCCAGTGCAGCCGGTATCCTGGTATCTGATTGCAGCGTTCCTTGATGACTCTTTGTGTCTCATTTGGAAACGGGAACTTCATGAGGATTTGGTAGCGCGTGAGATCTCCGGGGAAATCGAATCCTTCTTCGACCGACGGGGTGACGAGCACGGTTCCAGCATCAGCCGCGAGAAATCTTTGGAGGCAACTCCGCAGATCACCTGTTCCCTCGTTCCAGATAAATCTTTGAGCGTGATGTGAATACTGCAAGGCTCGTTTGGAGCGGGCATACGAGACTGTATGAATGATGCCTTTGCGGTCGAGACGCGAATCAATAATCGAATCGGCCGCCGCGATGACAGTTTGATAGTCTTCATCCGTGCTTTTCCAATTCAATTTGACCGTTGGAACATGGTAGACCGGAGATTTAGCCGGGTTGAACACCTGCGGCCAGGCTTTGTAAGAGTAAGATTGTTCGGCTGGCATCACCAACCGCAAACTGAATTCGTCCAGACTGGCCGACATCATCAGGATTTTAGAGACGCCGGAGAAAAGACCCGAAGTCCATTTCGAAAGCCTGACAGGTTCGAAGCTACAGTGTCCTTTGCGGTCTTCGAACTGCCATACCCAATTGGAATTCATGCGGAGGACACGCCCGCACCGTTCTTCTAAATCGTCCGCGTCCTTGTAGCGCTCATCCTGGCGGTTCGATATCCGGTCCTTGACTTTCTCACATTTCTCTATTGTTTTAGCGGCCCATTTACTCCATGTATGATCATTTTCATCATCTTCTTTCGCTCCCATCATTCCGTCTTTCGAAACACTTATGCCAGTCAATTCGCTTTGATAGATAGTGACACTGGCAAAGCTTCCAAGTTGACTTTCTATCGAATGCGCTTCGTCGCATATCAATAATTCTACCGGCCATTCGTCTCTCTCCAACGCCTGCCGGTTAGCTTTCCTGGCGTATAGCCAGTAGGCATAGTTAGTCACAACCAGATCGGAGTCTTTGGCCGCTTCGACCGCGTTAGTATAAGGACAGGCGGAGGTATTTTTCCTAGAGCAGTTACGATCATTTCCTATATCGCAATTCAGATAGGACTGGCAATTGTAATTAGCCCTGCCTCTTATATCTACCATTCCCATCGAAGCGAATTCGGACAGGACTTGTTCTTGTAAAGCTCTGGTGGCTACGAGATATACAGCTTTGACTCCGAGCAGCCGCGCTAGCGATACCGCGATAGCTGTCTTGCCACTGCCTGTGGGCAGCAAGGCGGCCAGGACTGCCGGAGGGACTGCCGGAGGGACTGCCGGAGGGACTGCCGGAGAGACTGATTCTTCCTGGATCTGATTCATCAGCCATTCGATTGCGTCCGATTGATGGCGCCGATAAGACGTGAATTTAGGCGGCAAGCCGAGATCGGAGGGAAACAAGGATGTAAAGATTGCGCTCATTTAATTGTTGACCTTGACTCCGACCCCGACTGTGACCGCGACCCCGACC